ATGAGAACGCGTTTCACGGCGCTTCCTTGCGACAGGTCTTGGTAATCCACTCGCGCCGCGCCGGTTCGGTCTTTGGCGCCATGGCGATGCAGTCACGTTCGAAGTCAGCACGCGTGTACGGTGCCGGCGGCGGGTCGGCAATGCGACCCATGCCGCTCATGTTCTGCGCCGCGGCATCGAAGTACCCGAGCACGATAAGAACCGCAGCGATGACGCCGATTACGAGATTATTACGCATGTGGTTAGCTCCCAGTGTTGTGACCGTACGTCTATACCCCGTCGTCCGCGATCAAGTCAAGGATGCCTTGAATGACGGCAGCAAGCGCCGGATTGGTGTTGCTGGCGTTGCGGGTTCGCGTACGGAGCCGGTTGATATGGTCCTGCCGGCTGGCGTTGACGGCGCCGTATCTGGGCTGCTCCGCCTTCGTCAGGTCGATGGTTGGCTTGTCGTCGCTCATTCGTTTTCCTTCCGACAGTTCGGCTTGCCGTTGGTGGGCTCGTACGTCACGGTGTTGGCGAGCTGCGTTTCCCAGGGATACCGTTGCGCGGCGCCCACCATGTGGGACGCCGGCCCTTGTACGGCCGTGCTGCCGGCGTCCCGAGGCTGCTCCAATTTCGAGATATCGGGCAGATCGTATTTACCAACTTGAGCCTCCAGCTCCGCAATGCGGTTGAGCAACTTAGTCTGCCGCGTGTGCAACGTACGGATAGTTTTGATTAGCTCCGCTTTGGTGAAGCTGTTCCAGTTGATCTGCTCTTTCTTGGCCATGGTCATGCCTCTGCCGTAACGTCGATTGGCACGCTGGAGAACGACGTATGTCACAGCTTCCTGCGGCGTAACGACCTTAACCGCTTCGAAATGTGTGTTGGTTGTCAGTTTCACGGCTGCCCCCTTACTTCTTCGCAGTCAGCTTGAGCGTCACGACCTTGGTCGGCGCCTTGACGTACGGCGCGCAAGCATCTTCGCCCAGATCGGCGCGGAGCTGCTTGATATCGAAGTTGGCACGCTCGCTATGCGAAATCGAACAGTCATAGAACGTACCAGCGAAGCTGGTCTTGCCGGTCGCCTTAAGCGCTTCGGTAAGCGCCTTCTCCTTCTGCTCCAATTCGGCGATCTGCGCCTTGATAAGCCCAAGCTCGTCAACGGCGTTAGCCGAATTGAACAGCGCGGCGGCAGTGGCGTCTTCAGCGGTGTTGATTTGGATGGTCATGTCGCTCTCCAGCGGTTTGTGTGTACGCAATATGGACCCGTACAAATGCGCCGTCAAGCCCTATTTTTGCAAAACGTAAAATTTCTTCGTCACTTCGTCGCGCATCACCTTGGCGCGCTGTCCGGCGTCATTAACCCAGATAGCCGCTCGGTTGTCCCGTACGAAACCGCCGTCAGTAAGCGCCTTTTCCGCCTGTACGATACGGTCGTACTGGACGGTTGTGGGTTCGTTCATAGTCTTTCTCCCATTCGTACGCGTGCATCAGCTCAACAACGGCCATGTACTCACGAGATATCACGCAAATGTGTTGCCAAGCTTTAATCCGTGTTGCCCTCATTGATCGGCCCCCGCCGTTGACTTAGCAGATATTGGTCATAATCCTGTTTACCGTGCCCGCCGAACGCTGCTGCGATTTGCATGTTTTCCATCGGACCGCTGCACTTCGGACAGCGTGGTATCGAGCGCAGCACGCTGGGGTGCTGCGTGACGTGGTTGCATGCTTCGCATTTGTACGGGCGGTAGCTCATGCCGTCATCTTTTCCATGCGCTTGCCGTACTTCCAAGCTGCCTCAGTGCTCATGCCGAGCAGCCACGCTAACTTGCCTCTTTCGCGATCTTCGCAAATAGCGTCCCAGTGCATCACAGCCGCTTCCCCGTTGATTGGCGACGCTGCCATGGCCAACCGTAGCGCGTGACTGGCCGGCTCCTGGGCGGTCTTCAAAACGCGAACCATTCGCTTGGTACGCTCAAAGCTCGATTTGGGCAAGCCGCTTGCAGCAACTAAATCATCAACTACGGAGGCGAGTAGTCCGCCGCATACTTCCGCCAGCTCCATAGGCATGCCCGCCTGTCTGCAAGCCGTTGTCAAAGCCGTGCTTTCCTTCCGTACGAATGGCCGTATCCGTGCAATCTCTTCACAAGCCGATTGCATCGCATACTGTGAAAGCCGGGTAGCCGGGAGTTTTGTCATGGCGGTATTTCCGTACCGTGTTTCTTTTTCGACGTTACTCCGCTTCCGTCCCCCCGTCTAGTGGGTGTGTATTCGTTCGTCTCTTCACACCCCATCACTTCGGGGGCTGATTGATTATGTACGCTGTAAATTTACAGCTTTTCACCATAAATTTACAGCAAGTTCTGTTGTAAATTTACTGTAAATTTATGGTGAAAAGACGAATTCACAGCACCTTAATAATTAAGGTGTTGACAGGCACCTAAAACCTGCTATTGTGCGGATATCAAAGCAAACCGCTGGAGAGCGACAAATGAAATACCCAACGCATTACCTAGTAACCGGCTCGCAAGGTCGTTTGCATTTGCGCGACGGCTTGGATACTTCTTTCACCGGAAGCGTGGCAAACGTCACGGTGTACGATGCAGAGCAGCAAGATCGCTACTGGGCTGGGCGATTGGAGTACCTGCGCACAAACGAGAAGGCGGAGGAGTAACAGCATGCACGTCGGCATCGGACTAATCGCCATCGTCGGCCTGATAGCGTTTGCATTCGGCGAGCGCGCGGCCCGTACGGCTGTGCAAATCGCGTTGCTTGCCATGCTGGGCGCATTCGCGTACGTCATGTTTCGCGTTGTTGACGGGAGCATTTGAATGAAGCTACCTAGCAGGCTGCCAACTGACGACGAACTTCGCGACATGCTTGGACGCTGGCGCGCAAAATATCCTGTCATAGTGAACGCGTGGAAGAAGCTGTCCGAAGAAATTCAAGACATGCGGAAAAACTGATGGCCAACATGCAAGCACCTTTCGACGGTCCGCTCCCCGCAGGCTGGAGCGGCGGTGAAGCAACCACGAAATACTGGAACGGCGATTACATCCACCTATACCGCGTAACCCGACCATGCGCGACGTGCCGCGGCGAGATCAGCCTGAGCGTTTCACGGAAAGCCTTGCAAGGCTTTACCAAGAATGCCGGCTTGCTGCTCCGCAACTGCCCAACTTGTCGCGCTGAGCGCAAAAATGGCGGCCCGGGCTCCCGCGGCGGCACTTCAAGGCCCACCGTACAGAGCACCCCGGCGCAAGCACCCATTGATACTACGGAGCTGGAACAGCTTCGTATGTACAAAGCAACGGTGGCGGAGGAACTAGCTGGGCTGTACTCACGCAACAGCGAACTGTTCGCCGAAGTACAAGTCTTGAAAGCCCGGCTCGCGCAATACGAGTTGCCGGCGGCCATGCGCGCCATAGGCTGCGAAACGGTACAAAATACCATGGAAAGCAATTTGACTTATCCGTGGCAATCGTCGTAAAGCAAAGCCCCCTGCAAACAAGGAGCCTCGCACATGCCGAACTACAGTCCGGAAGAAAACGCTTCACTCATGGGACCGCACGCCGAAGCGCTGGCGAACCTGATATCGCACCTTGAAACCCAGCCCAACGTTGACAAGCGTTGGCTCGCAATCGCCAAAACCGATTTGCAAAAGGGCTTTATGGCGATGCGCCGCGCGATCTTCAACCACGCTGATTTCTGAAAAGCAAAACCCCGACGCGGTGAACGTCGGGGTTTTACCTGAGCCTGAAAGGCTCGCCAACCACGCTGGGGGCGTGATTGCCTTTACCTCTTACCATTCAGGACTTCTGGACGCAAGCCGTACAGCGCGGACTGTTTCCGCTAGCTATCGCAAGGGGTTCTAAAGCTCCCATAGGAGACGGCTGGAATGTCTGGACATCACCAATCCCCCACCCAGGCGCCGGCAGCGTGGGCCTCCGCTGCGGAGACAACGGCCTTACCGCTTTTGACTGTGACGTATCAAACCCCGAAATGTCTGGGCGTCTCTTGCAGGCGTTTCGTACTATACTCGGCCCGAACACTCCTATCCGATGGGGAAGACGGCCGCGTTTCCTGATACCGTTCTTTCTGCGTGACGCACCCGTACAGGGTCGCACTTTCACATTTCCGGACGGCGATAAGCTCCAATTGATGGGCGGACAATTCGTCGCCTTCGGCCCGCACAAAGACACCGGACAGCCGTACGAATGGGAGAATTGGGATGCAGAGTGGCCGCAAATTACAACAGCACAGCTTCAGCATATTCTTGCAGAAGTGCCGCGTCAGGCTGGTACGTCCCTGCGGTTCGGAGCCGAGCACGAAACCGCTGGAGCTGACGAACTTTCAGAAGCTATTCCTAGAACGCAAGATGAATGGCAAGCCGGCCGCGACGCCACTAAACGATACTTAGGACTGCTCAAGCAAGACTTGATGGGCCGTACGGAGGGCCGCGGGTCCACGATTTTTTCGCTTGTCGGGGTGCTGAAGTTCGCCGAGCAGAACGGCATGTGCACACGAGAGGAAATCGAAACTGCGATAACCAGCGCGGGTCACTCGTTATCCGAAGGTCACGGCGGGCGCGTCCTGGGCGAAGAAATCATGCGCCATGATCAGTTGCCGGTGTTGCGCGGCAATCTGATAATGCAAGCTATCATGTCGCGCCGTACGTTTCTTCAAGGTTTGCATGACGGACAAACGGCGCCGACGTTGCAGGCTCGTACGGGCTTTGAGCTGAAACTGGAGGACAGCACAAATGAGTTACCATGGCTACTATATCAACGCGTTTTGTGTAGCGAAGTTCACTTCTTTACCGGACACAGCGGAGCCGGAAAATCATCTGTCGTTAGCGACCTTTGCGTGTCTTATCTCACTTGCCGAGCATGGCTTGACGCGGAAGTGGAACGTACGGACGGTCATGTCTTATGGGTTGCCGCTGAAGACGATTACGGCACAGAACGACGCGTAAGGCATCTTATCCGGCAGGAACCGAACGGCAACGAGCTAGCTTCACGCTTCCATCTAATACCGCGCGTCAATTCCGGCTCCTTCGAACAAGATTGCCTAGGCCAAGTTGCTGCGATGGCCGCCATGGGCATGCGCGTTGACTTGCTCGTGCTGGATACCTGGGCGTCGTCGGGGCTTTGCTTTGCCGACAACGATACCGAAAGCGTTTTAAAGGCGATGTTCATTTTGAAAAATGTCGCATTTCGTACGGGCGCAGCGATGGTTGTTACGGACCATTTGCCGCTCGGCAATGAGGATGCTTGGCAGAAAGGCAACGGCGCCAAGGCCGGCAATAGCGGTTTCATGTATCGCGTCACCGCTGGCCGGCAAGACACGGTGTCAATCGACTGCGGTAAAGCGCGCGGCGCGCCAAAGGCAAAGAGCTACACCGGGAGAATTATTTCCGAACACTACGGCAACGACAGCAAGGGGCGTGCAACAACGGTGAATGTGTTTAAACGCGAAATCATTACAACACCGCAGCAACGCGAACAGAGTGCCATGATACGGCTCGGCGCGATGCTGCCCGGCGTCACTAGCGGCGGAATGGACGCGCTTCGCGCCGGCAACATGGTTCCCTTTGATAGTGTCGCCGCCGAACTGGGTGCATCCGTACACGGTTCCGTGCCGGCCTTCGTCATCAGCAAGGATGCTGCCCTAAAATTATTTGAAAAAGAGGGCATGCAGAGCTTGCTAAATTCGGGACACTTCCGTACGATGCGCGGATGCCCTTTTTATGCGGTTTATTCGCCCGCCGGAAACGTACAACAGCCTCTTACGGTTAACTGGACCGTTCAAACACCGACAACCAAGCTGGAGAGCTACCCATGGCAAAATTAGTCACGCCAGACGGCAACGATCATCGGTGCGAATGCTCGACATGCGCCGAACGCTACAAATTCGTGTTGCTGTACTGGAGCACGTATGCAGCAACACAGCGCCGCCCTTCCATAACGGAAGAAGCCACAGTGATGATGGCGGCGCGACGCATCATTGAAAAAGGGTAACCATGCTCCCCTGGGAAGACTGGGACGGGATTTGCAAATGCGGCAAGACGACAGCGGACGGAAAGCGGTGTATCCTTGGAGCCACGCATCTGAGCCTCCAAAGTATGCCGTGGGCGATGTTGTCTGTTCCGGCGCTAGCCGCGGAACCGTCACTGTCGTTGAAGCCGGAACTATTGCCGTGGTTTGGACAGACGCCTATAACGAAGATTTAGGCGCGATAATCTATCCTGAAGATGCAACGTACTTACGAAAGGCGTTACCATGGGAACGATCGGACCAGTGGAAGCCGCAGAACTAGTTGCGGATGAAATTCGCGATACCACTATATCGCTGTCTGAAGTTTTAGAAACACTTGAACTGCCGGCGGAGTACGTCGATAACGCAACGTTTTGCGCCACGCTTGACCAACTCGTATTTGAGTGCGTCGGATGCGGTTGGTGGTGCGGTACGGACGAAACCGGCCAAGACAGCGACGGCGGAGAGCTGCGTTGCGATGAATGCGCTCCAATCGAGGATGACAGAAATGCTGATTGATCCGCTTCCGCTCCGTACGTGTTCACGCTGCAACATGTGGTACGGCAGCGCTGGAGCTGCCGACGAAACTGGAAAGCAGAAAGCGCCGTGTTTGAAACTCGGCACGGTCAAATACGGAAGTGACAGCTGCCAGCAGTGGGTAAAAAAAGAATGAGCAACGAAATCCAACGATACCCCTGGGAGCCGCCCGTACCGGCGCAGCCGACCACTGAAGACAAGGTGGCGGCCCTGCAACGTGATTTTGCCATTGCCGTACAGCTCACGGGCGTACTGGTCCATAGCAAGCATCCGGCGCTGCAACGGCTTGTGAACACGCCCAGGGGTCAAATCATCCCACGGGGAGAGTGCAAGTTCACGGACGGCAGCACGCTCGAATTTCAGGACGTCGGCATGCCCCAGCCAAACACGCCCTACATTGCGTCCGTACGCGAGCTTGTGAAGCAGGTTTGGGAGACGGCGCACGAACTAGGTTTGGAGGTACTGCCATGACACGCTATTGGCCTTTCTCATTCGTCGCCGGCAGCCCTCTAGCGCCCCCGGCATATGCCAACGAGATACGTGCCATCCATACTCGCCCGCCCGGTCGGGGCGCTTATCTGGCCTGCGTGGACATTTGCCAGCAAACTGAACCTCTTGAGACGCCAAATCTGGCGGTAATCGAGAGTACGGATAGCCCATGGCGCCGTATATACACGTCCTATCCGAGCTGGAATGAATGGGTTCGGCTGGAGCGCGGCGGTTTCTTGCAAGACGACGAGGGCCTAATCGTCGGATTTTGGGACGCCCTGCATTAATTTTCAAAAAGTTGAAAATAACGCTTGACGGGTTAAGCGGACTTCTGTACAGATATGTACACACAAACCCGCTGGAGAGCGAAGATGTTCAAGCCCCTTCTTTCCAAGATCATGACCGAAGCCCACGCCCGCGCCAAGGAAGACTTTGCATGGTCAAAGGCCAACGGCCGCGTCACCAAGCCCTATTCGTATTACCTGGGCTTGCAGATGCGTTCCGGCTACGCCGAAGCCCGCCTTGCCCTGACTGGCATGACCGCGGTTACCTGCCTTGCCGCGAATTGGGAGTAAGGGCCATGGCATACCGCATTACAACAACTTGGACCAAAGACGGCTATGTTGGACAAGTTCGCAATTCCGAAGGTGGCATCGTCAACACGACTGCTGCTTTTGTCAAAAGAACGGAAGCTTTTGCCGAGGCGCGTGATTTGAGGAACCGCCTCGAAATGAAAGAACGTATCAAGGGAGCGCGGTCATGAACAAGAAGCAACACGACCGCATCGCCCGCTACGCACTGGTCCGCATCATCGGCGATATGTCCCGCGAGCGCGTCAAAAGCATCCCGCCGCACCGGGAAGAGTTGGAACTACTGGGCGATGTTGAAGGAACGGTTTACGACGAACCCAAGGTGACATCGTGACCAAAACTCAAATTGCATTCGAACTGTGCGGCGTGCTATGTCTCGCCGCAATTTGGCTCGCAGCATGGGTTGAGCTGCCAACGGGGATGTTGCAATGATAACCGACAAAGACGGCAAGCTGGGCCTGCGGCTCGAAACCGCAGCTTCCGTGACCATCCGCGACACGATGCGGGACCACTTGCAGACCTTCACGCCCGTCATCATCCGCGATCATGCCGTAGGCAAATCCGTACACGCCGAGTACGTCAACGGCTTGGCCGGCGTCTTAGCTTTGCTTGTCGTCGGCAGGCACGTCGGCAAAGAGGACGTGCTCAATGCCACCATCGCGAAGTTACGTGAGTACGTGGACCGCGATTTGCAGTACATGACGGGGCGCAAGCCGTGACCGAGTACACCATCGAATATAAAGTAATCGAATGCGGAAGCGAAGAAATCAGCCCGCAAACGCGCGCCTACTTCGAGGCTGCGCTTGAAAAATCTTTTCGCGAAACCTTGACGGGCGGTCGCGAACCGAACAAGCCGACAGCGCTGTGTTTTAGAAATGGACGGTTCGAAACCGTAGAGCTTGATAACGCCGGTAATATCGTTGAACCGCCCGCGCGGTGTCCGTACTGCGGGCCAGTCATCACATGCGGCCGTCACGGAACCTGAAGGCTAACTCCCGTGAATTTCTGGAACAACACAACAGCGCTAACGCCCGTACTGTGGACGCCCAGGCCGCACCAAACGGCCGGCGTCTCCGCCCTGATCGCGTACGAGGGACGCTTCTCGGTGGCCGAAATAACCGTTGCTGGGGGAAAGAGCGACATGCTGGGCATGCTGGCGCTACATTACAGCCAGTTCGGCCGCGTCCTGATCGTTGCCCACAACAAAGAGCTGGTAGGCCACAACGCCGCCGCGGCAAAGAACCACGGCATAAGCCCGGGTATCTGTTCGTCGTCGATAAGTACAAATGCCTTTGCGCGCGTGACGGTGGGCACCATCGGCACCATCATCAACCGCGTCAATCTGTTCCGCGACGTCGTTGCAATCTTGGTGGACGAAGTGCACATGGTGCCGCCGGCCAAGTCGTCGCAATATCGCCGGCTGTTCGAAAAGCTCTCGCACACCAAAGTCCACGGGCTCACTGGCACGCCTTTCCGCGCCGACGGCACGGGCGATTTAGCAAAGACGTTCGGCCCGATCGTATTCCGCTACACCTTCTTGGACGCATTGCGCGACGGTTACGTGAAGCCCATCGTTCCCGTCGATGCCGGCGAAGATGAAATAATCGATGTTGCCGGGCTCGCTGTTGTCAAGGGTGACTTCGATCTCGACGAACAAGCGCCCAGGGCGATCAAGCTCGCGCCTTCGCACGCCAAAACGATAATCGAAGTAATGACGAAATTTAACCGGCGTTGCGCGCTCGCGTTCTGCTGCAATGTCGAACACGTCGATAAGCTGGAGTGGCAGCTCAATAAAATACACCCAGGTTGTGCCGTTGGCGTTCATTCGCAATCGCCACCCGGCAAGCGCGACAAGGCAGTGATTGCCTTCAAGGCGCGAGCCGTACCGCTGCTAGTTTCGTGCAACATGTTCAACACCGGCTTTGACATGCTGCATATCGATTATATGGCTTTCTGTCGCGCCACCAAATCAGCCGTCTACTACGCGCAAGGCTTGGGCCGCGGTGCGCGGATCACGCCGTACGCCGCCAACTGTCTACTATCCGATTTTGGCGGCAATCTTGACCGGCACGGCACGCTTGACGCTGTGATGGCCTCGCCCGGCCGCGCGTTGACATGCGAAGAAATCACCAAGGGCGGCAAGCTGTACGTCGGTTGCGGCAGAGAGTGGGAAACCTGGGAGCACGGCAAGACGTGCCCGGGCTGCGGCGAAATCCACAAGAGCGCGCCCAAGTGCAAAATGTGTACGGAGCGTTTTGACCCGCATTTCCACGGCATGCGCTGCCCTCATTGCGGACAGCAGCAAACTGAAGTCAAGCAATGTGCCGCATGCGAAGAAGTGTACGCCGCGTTCCTGCACCCGCTGTGCCCGTTCTGCGGTTTCGACAACACGATATCGCAGGCTCCGGGCAAAGACCTGAAGACGCGCGGCGGCGGGGCTGAAGCCGTCAACGTCAAAGCCCTGATTGAAAAGAACCCGTGGCAGCAAATCGTTTCCCCACCGGTCAAGAACAGCGCGGGCGGTTGGTTGCTCACGACTATGTATGCTACAGCGATTTGGCCGTACGAAGACTTGCCCGCGCCGCATTCGGTCTATTTGAAGCGGGCGCAGAACGGCCGGTATCTTGTCGGCGGCGTTTATGACGTGCACGGGGTTTTGCATCAAAGATGACTTGTACGGATATCGTGAACCTATTGACGCCGTTCACGACACGCGCTAGATAAGGCGTCTCACAACTTTTAGGAGTCAAACACCATGGAATTGAAATTTAGTTCGGTCGAAGAAGTGCAGGAATTTGTCAAGCGGTTGAAAGGCACGCGCGGCGGCAAGGGCGGTGCGGACGAACCCGAAACCGGTACGGCGGGTGCCGCGGGCGGCCATATCGCGCCAAACCCGATCATGCCGCCCCAAACGCAGACTTTCGACTCGGGCGCCGCTCAGGGCGGTTTCCCCGGCGCCGGGCAGGCGGCAAGCGGGGGCTTCCCGAACGCGCATCCGCAAGGCGCCCCCCAGCCAGCGCCCGCGGCTGCGGCCCTTATCGAGCGCATCAAGGCCAAGTACGATGCCGGCGCCGCCATGAGCACGGAAAGCGCCGCTCAGGCCTTGTCGTGGCTCCGCGGCCAGTGCGGCAACACGCCCGATCTGGCCAACATGACGCCGGATCAGATTTGGCAGTTCAAGGTTCCCACGCTCGGCATGCCTCAGTTGGAGAACATGGCGAAGTTGATGGGCGGCTGATTGAACGGAACGGTACTCTCGCGGGCCGATTTCGTTCATACTGGGACCGCAGCCGCACTGCGGTCCCAGTCACTCAATTCGAAAACGCTGGCGCGGGGTTGGTGCCTTCCACTCCTTAAATAGCCAGCGGGCCGCAAGGGTGACTAGGCAGCCGGCTGCGAAGCCTAGTCACCCCGGCCACCATTTTCAGGAGACGTACAATGTGCGGAGCAGACGATTTCTTTCGAAGGTTCACAGCGGAACAGCTCGCCATGAATGAGCTGGGCTGCGATGAAAAGCCGGACATCGAAGAAGTCTTTGACCACTACGGCGAGAAGATCACGTTCGGGGAACTTGCAACGCGGTTCCGCGAGAAAGGCGCGAAGTAATGTCCGATCAACACCACGACATTTACGCGCCGTCCAGTTCGTCAACATGGCTAGAGTGCACGTACAGCGCTCGCCACAGCGTGCCGGAACCGCCGAAGCCGCTGAAGACGAAGCTTGCCGCCGACGAAGGCACGCGCGTACACACGCTGTTCGAAGTGGCGATTTCCGAAATGGAAATGCCGGAAGAAGGCGACACCGCAGCCGACGCCATCGCCCTAGGGCTTGATTTTGTACGGCAGCTAGAACCCGGCACCATCCATACGGAATTGAAACTCCGCCTTACCGAAGAATGCGGCGGAACGACCGATCTTTGGAACGAAGCGCCGCGCATCGTCACTTGGCTCGATTTGAAAAACGGCAAGTGGGACGTTGATGCGCACCACAACACGCAAATGCTCTCGTACGGCGCTATGGCGCTGCCGATGACGGATGCCGAATGGTGGCGCTTCGTGATCTTCCAACCGAACGGACTGGACGAAAAACCGTTTAAACAGTGGGTAGCGCATCGCTCCCAGGTTGAAGCGCACCGCGACCGCATGTTGCGCGCCATCGCCGATCGCAGCCCGCCGCGCCCTGGACCGTGGTGCCGTTGGTGCAAGGCATTTCAGCAATGCCCCGCGATGTCCACCGACGCCGGTTTCGTCATGGGCGCGATGACACGGCGCATTGAAGACCTGACGACGGAAGACCTTGTACGGCTGTTGCGCCTTATCCGCGCGCTCGGCGACGTGGAGCCGGTGTACAAGGATGCGCTGACTACGCATTTGAAGATGGGCCGGCAAGCCGATGGCGCGTCGCTGGAGCCGAAGCGTTCATGGCGCGTATGGAATGACGCCACACAAGCCGCAACGTACTTACATCAGCAATTTGGATACAAAGGCGTCAAGCCCGTGACGCCGGCCCAGGCGGAAAAGCTAGGGCTCGCCGGCAAGCAATATGCAGCGGTCGGTGCGCACAAACCACCCGGCGAACTAACAGCGAGATACTGACATGCCAAAGCGTATTCCGATACTCGCAGCCGAAAATATCGCCGACAAGTACAATCTGAAGCAAGTTTTGCTTATCGGGTGGGATGGCAAACGCGTGCACGTCGTCACATATGGCAAGACGAAAGCCGACTGTGAAGCTGCGGCCAAAGCGCAAGATTTTTGGACCGGCAAAATTCGCGAGTTTTCTTTCAAAGGTGATTGACCTAATTCCGGCCGTCTTGTACGGTTGGCGTACCGTGCCGGCGGCTTCCGGTGTGAAGAAATGAAGGATACGAAGCTATGGCGAAAAAGCAGTACGAAAACTTTATGTGTTTCGGCGCGCGAGTATACGGAATGAAAAATCTTTGGCAACCCAGCACCGACTTCAGAGGCCAGACAACGAAGCCAAATTGGCTCGGCGGTTTCCTCGTGCCGAAAACGCAGTCGCATTGGTCTATGGAGCCCGTCTTCCAGAACCTTTGGGGTGCGATGCAGAAAATTCACGCCGCGACCATGGGCGGGCTCGGTTACGAGCAAGTGACGTGGCCCATTCGTGACGGTGACATGCCGCAAGACCCCCAGCAGCCGCCGGCTGATTGGGCGCGCGGCCAGTGGATGTTTTCCGGTAATTCCGGTGACGCGATCAAAGTCGAACTGTCCCAGGGCGCCACGCTCGTGCCGCTCCAGGCCCGCGGCAACATCGTGAAGCCCGGCGATTTCTGCATCGTCGGCGGAGCGGTGGCGGTCAACTCGCAGAATGCCCGTGCAATCAAGCTCTACATCAACAACGTGGTGTTCACGGCGCCCGGCGAGGAAATCGCTATCGGCAACTCGATCAGCGGAGCCGAGCTGATGCAGGCTGCCCAGGCCCAGGGCTACCGGCCGGCGGGCTTCAATCCGTCGCCGGGTGGGTTTGGCGGTCCGCAGAACGGAGGCTTTGGGACCGCGCCCCAGGGCTTCGGCGGGGCTCCGCAGCATGGGGGTTTTACGGCACCCCAGGGACCGCAGAACGGCAACGGTTTCCCTGGGAACCCACATCAAGGCCCGCAAGGGGGGTTTGCCCCTCAGAATACGGCGGGGCCTGCTTTCGGGGGTGCCCAGGCCCATGGTGGGATGCCCGGCGCGCCAAATGGGAATGCGACATTCCCTTCTAACCAGCCGCAGCAAACCTTCCCAGGCGCCGCTACGCAGGGCGGTGCTTGGCCTTCGCGCTGATACGAACTACCCGGGGTTTCGGTCCCGGGCACTTTTTTGAGAGTGTCAACCGGACGTAGCGGGAATGGTCAACGCGTCGATTTTTCCGGTTTCCCGGCGCGGTGCATCGAATTGGCAGACGAAGGGCTTTACCCGCTCTCTCAACTTTGAAAGCGTGCTACGTGCCGCAGCTTGACGACTTATTCGCCGATGTAGAAACACGCAGCCGTACGAACCTGAAGACGGCGGGCGCGCGACGCTATGCAGCATGCCCATCCACCCAGATAACCACGGCGTGTTGGTGGTTCCGCGGTGTGTACAAAACTGCATGCACATTACATCCGTCTATCGGCTCCCATACGATGGCGGACTTTTACGAAGATATCCGGCAATGCCGGCGCTTCGTTGCGCATCACGCCAATTTCGACGTGAACGTGATTAAGCGGCAAAATCCGTTCGTACAAATCGATTTGAGCAAGATTGATTGCACAATGGGCCGCGCCCAAGCTATCGCGTTCCCGGGCGGCCTTGATGAATTATGTATGGCGCTTGGTATCCGGGGCAAAGACCCGCAAGGCCGCGCGCTCGTGACGCTGACGTGCAAGCCGCAGAAAGACGGCACGTTCCACGAAAAAATCGAAACGTTCGTCAAGCTGCTCGCGTACAACTTGCGCGACGTTGAATGCCTCATGGATGTTGACGCACGCTTGCCTCCGCTGTCACCGGCCGAACGTCTGATCTTTGAGCGCACATGGCGTAAAAACGAAATCGGGCTCCCGATCGATATTAATCTGGCAACCGCGATTGCGATGCGTCGGCAAGAAATCGAGCAGGAGAGCACCGCGAAGCTTATGGAAATCACCAACAACGCGGTGACCAAGCTTTCGCAGCGGCAGCGGATACTCGATTGGGCCAATAGCGGTAACCGCGCTGCCGGACTGGAGAATACGCAGAAGCACATTATCGCGGAAAAACTTACTGACGAAAACCTGCACCCAGACGTACGGATTGTTCTGGAGCTGTTGCAGGCGGAGGGTGGCTCCGCGCCGCTTAAAGCGCAAGCGTTGCTAGACCGGCACGTCAACGGTTTTTACAAAGACGCTACACGGTACTTCGGCGCGCGATCGGGGCGCGGCACATCCGAAGGCGCGAATATGTTCAACATTGCGCGCCCGTCCGGCAAGTACGACGGCAAGGAAGGCCGCGCCACGATAGACCAGCTTATTGACCGGCTGAAGCAGGGTCATACGTCGCTAGGCAATAGCGCCCTGACAGACTGCCTTCGCGGTTGCATCGTGGCACCTACAGGCTGGATGGTATGCGATAACGATGCTTCCCAGGCGGAATTGCGTTTCGCGCTTTGGCTCGCTGGCGACACGGAACGTTTAAATATCATTGCGACGCCGGGCAGCGATTTGTATATGTACAACGCTCGGAAGTGTCTGAACCTGCCAGAAACCGCTACCAAATCCACGCATCCAAAAGAACGGCAGACATTCAAGAGCGTCACGCTTGGCGGCAACTATCAGCTCGGTTGGCGTACATATCTCGCGTTCCTTATCCGTACGGCCGCGGAAAACGGTTTGAAGCGTCACGAGATAACCGACCAAAAAGCCATGATCGATATCAACGGTTATCGCCAAGCCAACCCGCTACTCGTACGGCTTTGGTACGACTTGGCCGATGCCTTCAAATTTGCGATCTATGAACAGCACGGCCGTATCTTCCCAGTCAACAATAAAATCGCGTTCCAAAAAGACAGTCATGGTACGGTGTGGATGTTGTTGCCGTCCGGTCGCGCGGTACCGCACTACTCTGCACACATTTCGCCAACCGGAGAAATGCAGTTTTTCCGGGCGAAGTTTGGTGCCATGATGCGACAGAAAGCTTTCGGCGGTTCGCTGCTCGAAATCTTCTGTCAAGCTGTACGCGTGACTTGGTGACCGCGGCGGAAGCTGACATAGAGAACGAGCTGCCGGATGTTGTGTTGGTCCTTGATGTCTATGATAGCATACTCTCGCTGGCGCCGGCTCACATTGCCAAGCAGCGCTCAGAGCAGATGCGCGAAATTATGCGCCGGCCGCGGCCGTGGACTGCCGGGCTGCCGCTGGATTGCGAGGGGTACGAAGCGGATAGGATGCGCAAATGATGATAGTTCGTTGGTCGCCGGCTAATCCGTACTGATGCAGTATCTTGGTGGTAAGCATAAGCTGGCAAAATGGTTGGCAGCGCACATCCTACCGCGTAAGCAAGGTCGGTTATTCGAACCATTTCACGGCGGCTTAAGCGCTACGGTTGCTTTACAGCCGTACGTTGCTAGTGATAGTTTCGAACCATTGACACGCTTAATTGCTGCCGTACGCGCTGGCTGGGAACCGCCGGAAATAGTAACCGAGGAAACCTATTTTAAAGTTCGTGGGAGCGGCACTCCGTTAGAAGCGTTCGTCGGGTTTTGCTGTTCCTACTCCGGAAAGTGGTACGCGGGTTACGCCAAAGACAACGCGAAAAACCCGAGTTATGCAAGACAGGGCAAGAACGCGTTGCTTAGAAAAATCAATGCTACCCGTAGCGTCCATTTCCAACACCGTGATTATTTCTGGGTTGACCCTCAGCCCGGCGACACGCTATATTGCGACCCTCCGTACATGGGCACCACGACGTACGGAGGACTGCCGGCCTTCGATCACAAGTTATTTTGGAATTGGTGTGAATGGCAGGCAAAACGCGGCGTGTTGGTTTTTGTCAGTGAATTTACAGGGCCTTCGCAATACGTGTTAGCGAAAATAGAAAGTAAGACTGCCATCCGTACGAAATTGCGCGATCATATCACTAATGAAAAGCTCTTTATGTTGGCACCCAAATGAACGATTTTATAGAACCCGGGAAGAAGTTCGGCTTGGTCACCATCGCATACCGAGCAGAAAAAGCCACGATACACGGCGCTATTTCGTGGTTTTGCGTGTGCGAATGCGGTTCGGGGCGTTGGCTTCGGTCGAACAACATTCGACGCGCTCCGCCAAAAACCCATAGATTTTGTTTCAGAGGGGTCAAAATAGTGCTTGACGCGCCCGTACAAATGTGCATAGTTGTGGCATCCTAACCGCTGGAGAGCGAATATGACCATAGATCAACTTAAGACCCTCTTTGCCGCTCGCGAGTTTCATCACGCTACGTACCGCACTGACTTTGCGCGTGGTCTGCACATTTATAGCGTCGCCAAGCCCGGTTCCGGTTTCCGCGGCTTCGAATACGCCGGGGCCTTCAGCGAGTATGACCCGTTGCCGCTGGCCTACGCTTATCATTTGACCCGCAAAACCGGCGTCTCCCTGGGTTCGTACGGACAGGGATAGAATGGCCAAAGTCGGAAATAGTCGTTTCATCATCCGCGACATTCACCCCTGGGAAGGCCCGGGGGTGTTTGCCTTGACCGGCGACCACAACGTGATGCGCTACATGGGCTTCCCCGTACATAAGTCGGTGGACGACGCCACGGCGCTAATCCAGCTCTATCAGCAGAGCAAGGCACGGTGGCAAGCCGTGTGCCAAGAAGACAGCCCACCGGATATCCTGGGCATCGTCGGTTTGGAAGTGCAAGGTCACCAAGCCGCGGTAACGATCATGTTTCGACGCGACTGGAAGGCCCGCGGCGCCGGCCGGGAGTTTTCCAAGCCATTCGTACAGTGGATTATGTCGCACCCGCATATTTGGCGGACCTGGGCTTATTGCCACGTTGACAACGTACCCGTACAACGTGTATTGGAGCGCATGGGCGCGAAATGCGAAGGCCGGTTGCGACGGTATGCGCATTTTCCTAATGTGAGTACGGAACCGCAAGACGCGTACGTATACAGCATTATTAGGTAGAAAACGAAAGGTTTGAGAAATGGACAAGTTCAAATTCGGAGACCGCGTTAAGCACCTTATCCGCAATGAAGAGGGAAGAGTTTACGCCATCGAAGAGGACGGTCTGCATATACATTTCGACAATCCTACGCCCCGCGGCAATATCTCAGTCGGTATTTTCGATGACGATTGGTTCCTGTCGCATCCTGACGTACTGGTGAACCTTACTAATAGCGTGGCATGAGCTTCGGTCTGATCTTTTAGCTGGCAACAGCCTGTATGCGACCTCAGGAGATTGGATTACGAGCCGCGCTGCCCGGCGCGCGGGAAGAAAGCCGGGCAGCTATCTTTAATCAGCAGTCAAAGGAAGCGCCGTGAGGCTATCCGACCGAGACATCGAAACCCTTCGCGAGCTTGAGGCTGCTAACCGCAACCATATGCAGATCGGTTTTCGCGATGGGTGGGCAAAGCCTCTAGACTGCGGCGGCACGAACGGGTCGCATCACAGCGCGACATTGGCCAAACTGGTAAGGGCCAAGTTGGCGGAACGCAAAGGTTACAATCCGGGATGTAGAGCCGTCTGGATGTACAAAATCACAGCGCAAGGTTTAGATCGATTGGCTAAGTAGCCGCCTTCGCAACGTTCGCGCTAACATCACAACAGAGCAACCCACATGACTTACGTACTTGCTTTAATCGGCGCCGCTACGCTCACAGTTCTGGCGTACCGCGAAATCCGTTTCCAATGGAAATCTCGCAACTGGAAACCTACGCCTTGGCTGTGCCTTCCCCGTTAGAACGACGCTGCGAAGCTGCCGAGCCCGCTAAACATCGAACCAATACCGGAGCCCTTCGATTGGTCGTTCTTTGCCTGAGCTTGTGCGATCTGCGAAGTTGCGCCGATATCAGCATTCGTCACGCTGGCGTTCTGTCCAGTGGCGGTGGTGCCGACGCCGATCGCGTTGAACATGTTGCCCAGGGCGCTTTCGAGTTGGCCGAACTGTTGATTGTTGCCTTGCAGGTACTCATTGTACGAACTGTTGGCATCTGTGTTCGCGATGCCCTGATCGATCGTTGACAGCGCCCGCTCATTCGAGCCGGACAGCAATTGACCGTTCGCCGCGGCGCTATTGTTCTGCGTTGCGTTCGCTACGCCCTCTTGATACTGGGCGCCCGGCGTCATCTGGTAGCCCTGAAGGAACTGTTCGTACCCTTCCGGCCCCGTGCTGGCGACGTTGTTAATGTTGTTGATCGAATTGGTGGCGCCGGGGAGCATCGATTGTCCGAACGAATTGTACGGCTGCACGATGGCGCCAAAATTCGCCGTGTCGTTGCCTACGTCGTTCAAACCGCCCTGCAAGTCACTCGCCCCCAGGGAACTGCCAATAACCGAGCCCAGGCCCGCGCCGAAAGATGACATGTCAGAAGCCCTTGCAAATGTATGACAATTCGTCTAACTATACCCCATGGCGGACGAATGCAAAAGCCCAATGATTTCCGCGCGGCTCCCGCGCGCCCTTGTGGAGCGGGTTGACTTCGTGACCCGGAATACGGAAGGCGGCGCTACCAACCGCTCCAAAGCGGTCCGTGCAGCCCTAGAAACGTGGCTCCCAGAAGAAGAGAGAAGGTTGAAACAACTTGGCCTCGCACCCCCCGAGAAAGCGCGCTAAGAAGGCCCGCAAAACCCCGCCAAAGACGCCCGGCAATCCGGAAGACTTCGGCGAGGAATGCCTGCACATGAATGCCCAGCAGTGGCTCGAAAAGTCGGGCATCTGGCGCCGGCTCCTGATTTTCCACGTCCCTAACGAACGCATGGGCGGCATCGGCGCCATTATGCATTTCAAGCGGCTGGGCGTGCGCGATGGCGTGGCCGACTATCTAGCGTTCCTGCCGGATCGCTCTGTTGCAATCGAGCTGAAACGTCCGGACGGCAAACAGCGAAAAGGCCAAGCGCAATTTCAACGTGCCTGGGAAGCCGCCGATAACGTGTACCTTATCGTACGGACGCTTGCGGAGTTTCAGGGCGCAGTTAACGCTTTAATGCTGTTCGTTTAAACTATCATTACGTACGCACCTGCAACTTTGATATAAATATGTTTATTCGTCGTATCGCCGAACCAATCTCCGTTATTACCGAGCGTGTTAGCTGGCGCAGCAGTACCGTTCCGTACAACAGCATTGCTTTCTAGCGTCGTAAGCTGCCCGTTGATAGTGGCTATGTCGGCGTTCAACGCAGTCACTTCAAACTGAAGCGTGGCGATAGCTCCCGCTTGGCCGCCTTGTCCAGCCTCCAACGTCGCAATGTCGGTCGTATTGGTTGCGACTTGAGTTTGGAGTGCTGTAAAGCCTGCAATGTTGCTCGGGTCTACGCCACCGGCAGCGGCAAGCACATTCTGCACTTCCAGTAACCAGCGGTTAAGCATCTGCGTGTTTTGGTCCGTACCGACCAAGAACGGCGGCGGCGGGAATTTTTGCGGTGTGTTCACCATTTGACTTATCCACAGAGTTGCCGTATATTTGTGTACAAATCAACATACGAGGTTGACATGTTTACTATCCAATACGAAGCGTCCAGCGGCGCGCATCTTATGCAGACACTTGACAGCGATAGGCGCTATGTACTCGTAAAGCACCTGTCCCGGTTTCAGCGTCCCATTATCGCCGTGTACGAACAGACCACTCCGATTACCAAGGCTATTCGCCAAGAATTGCGAAACCGCCCGGTAGCGATGCTCAGTAGCTACGCCCGCGAATTTACGTCCGCTTCTTAAGTCCCTTTGATCGTATTGATAAACATTTCGTCAATTGTGAAGGGCGCTTGCGTGCCGCTGTACTGCAATCGGAATTGACGGCGCCGGCCCGTACCAAAATCACGTCCGATCGCGCGTTGCACGCCCGGCGTCGGCATCTGAATTTGTCGTACTCCGCGCCACGTACGGTTCGACACCACGACGCCGCCTTCGGTGACATCAGCAGTTTCCGACCAATCGAGCTGAAAGGTGCCGGCTTGCGGACCCATGGATGACGTTGCGTCAACCGTAGCATACGTGCTGCGGTATTCTTCGTCGCCAACCCATGGGGTCACAATTATTCGGGAAATCGTACCGGCGGGCTCGGTCTGATTGTTCATATCAGCCGTACATATGTGGCCCGTATCCAGACCGACGTAAGTCGAACCCCCATCGTGTTCCGTAGCGCATCGGCTGGCATGGTCAAGCCGCCCGGGTGACTGACGGTAAGACCACGAACCCGTCGCGCCGGACAGCTCAATGGTCCAAGACCCAGGGAGCGTGAGTACATAGAAGTCACTTTCCGCGTGTGCGTAGGCATAGGCCGTGAGTTGGCCTAACTGCGTAAGCGTCAACTCTTGCAGCAGATTGTCAACCCAGGTCGGCGACACCGGGGCCCCGGATTGACCCGAGCAAAGCCACACACGACGGTTGGTGCCCACGAACATGATACGGTCGCGGAGCACCGCCAACGTGAGCCGCGATGCGATGCCTACCGAATTGAGTGAATTGGGGAACGCCTGATACGGGAAATCGGCGCCGTTGCCGCTATCGTACCATTGCTCCAGTGACCGGGAACCCAGCGGCCACATGACGCGGCCGGAAATCGCCAAGTCAACCACGCGATCGGCGCGGGCTTCTTTCGTGGCGAAGCTATTCGGCTGCACCGTGCCCGGCGCGAGCGGGTTCGAGTTGTACATCTTACTATCTTGATTGGCGTACACATTTGACGCGCCGGACCATATCGTCATGTTGTCCAGCTCTGCCACGGTGGACGGATCAAAATCAATCGACGTGTCAAAGCCGGCGTTGGTTATGCCGGCCGTGGGGGTCTTCACACCAACGTAACCCGTACCAAACAGCAACGGATTGAGAATGTTCTTATTTGATGCGATGGCAAGCGCCGTGCGATCTTCCGCAAACCGAATTACCGGCTGGCCGGCTTGTACGGCAACGAAGCCCGCCAACACGGGTACTCCGGTTTCAATGCCGTAGTATATCGAACCGTCACCGTGACCGCTCCATATCGTATCGAGCGCGTGGCAGAGCGCGATACAAGGTTGCGCGGTGGGCTGGCATACGGTGGTAAGCCCCGGCGAACCGAGGAAACGCACCTTGGCGACGCGTCCCTCCTTCATTTCGCGCGGGACAACGCGCACGTTCACGAGCTTGCCGGCGCCCTGATCCAGATTTAAAGGGTCTTGAAAAGACCCCATTACATTGATTGCTGGCATCCTAAGCTCTCACAAGCCGCAACCATTGCTGTCCTCGCGCCCATTGCTTCCATCGGTCATCAACGGACTTCGCACGCGCAGCCAGCACAGGATCAATCTTGTCAACCGGACGCCCGTACGAGCCGCATATCGTCAAGCCCAGTAACAGCGTTGCGTCGTGGATACCTTCCGGTGGTAGCGCAACGATATCCGTACCGGCGCTATTCGTCAGAGCCGGAATGCGTCCGCCGATTTCAATCAACGCCTGCGAAGAAGCGCGCGGCGGTTGCCAAGCGTAGACCAGTATCGAACCGTCTACCTGTTTTTCGGTATGCCACTTCGTGATGATGCCGGGGTAGGTCGTACGGACAATATCGGCTTTCGGAGCTTGGCGCGTCTCACGGTTGACCGTCAATTGAATGTCATTCATCCACAGCGATTTCAGACCTACGGCGTCTTGCTGCACAAGATAGCTGCTTTGCGCCGTACCGATGCTGAAGCTGTACACGCTACCGAGAACACCCGGCGGCAGTGTCACGGTTTGCAAACTCATGAGATACTGCGCCGCGCCGTCCGCGTGTTCGTTGCGCAATAGGTTGTTGAGCGTAATAACCACGTTCGCCACGTCTTGCGTAGTTGGGTTTTCCATCACGTCAATGATGCCAAACAGTCGCATGGCTTCGGTGATGACAGCAAGCGCAGTCGTGGTCATGTTTAAACGCCTTGGTTTACCGCCCATGGGGGCGTCCAAAGTTGATCGGAAGGCACGTCTTTATCCGTCTGCGTGACGCTGGACGGACTTTCGATTGGCGGCGTCACCGTCCGTACAGAACTAGACGGAAGAAAGGTACCGTCGTAATTCGCTGGATTGATTAAAAGCACCTTTGCGACTTCAACGTCGATACCCTGCGTTCGGGGCGTGAACGCAGCCGTCTTGCCGGCAGCCGCGTAATACGGAACCATGCGAAGCAAGTTGTTCAACCGGGTAGCGTCGTCCGGCGCCGCGGCGGGCGCGTTAGCGAAGTCGCTGGTATTGCCGGACACCGGACCGTTGCCCCAGATAGCATCCAGGTTGTAGCGCAGCGGCAGCGGTTCGGCCGGCGGCTCGATTGACTTATCTGGAAAGGCTTGGAAGTCGTACACCGGGGGCCACGGATCAAGGCAGTAGCGGACCGGCCGGCCACTGGCGGGCCCGCAAACCAGAAGGCCAGTCAACCTCTCGCGACAAAGGGTAGAATATTTGACCCGGGCGTTGCAACGAGAGCACGCGCCCCAGGTGACGGCAGAACCGAATTTTGGCTTTGGGTTGCGGGTCGCGGCCATGGGACGGGCTCGATCATGAAAAAGTCGCCTAAATCTATAGCACCTTCCACCCCGGGAACATAGCCCTTTTCACCCACCACCATGACTACAAATAGCGCATTTTCGGGTGTCCGTGCCCACCAGTACCCCTGCATGTAGCGCCCCCTCCGCCCTGACTGTGAAGTGTGCAGTTGTGCGCACATGCGGTGATTTGCCGCCGCAAGTCAAGCTTGGTATTGACATATTCACACGTCATCCGTATTTGTACTCACGTAGGGGCGCAGCTAGCAAAGGAGCCGTACAAATGAGTACCGCGAAGATGTTCCCTTGGGAACAGAAACCCGTCGTTATCATCGAAGAAAAACCGGAACCAACCGAGGTTCCGATTGGACTGTTGAATGTCGATACGACGTATCAAGCAATGAAGCCGCGCAACCCACGGCTGGTAAAGGAAATCGGTAAGACTTTCGACTTGACACTGTTCGGCCGGCTCATGGTCGTACGGCGCGCAAACGGTGCGCTGTTTGTCGTGGACGGGCGGCACCGCTGGGAAGGCGCGAAAGCGTCCGCGCGTCTGTTCGTTCCGTGCGATATTTACAACGTGCATGACCGCAAGCGCGAAATCGAGATTTTTCTTTCGCGCAACACCAAAATGCGGAAGGTGCCGCAAACCATGTTGTTCATGGCGGAAGTTGCGGCTGGTGACGAAAGCGCCGTGCAGCTCAACCGGCTCGTGCAGAACGCCGGCTTGGCCGTTGTGGACGCCAACAACCAACGCGACGAATTTACCGTGCCGAAACTTGCTTGCGTCGGCGCGTTGAAATCGCTGTACGGTCACGGCAGCGCAAGCTACGCCAAACGAGCAACCCCTGTACCGCCGGGCGAGCTTGTGACCGCGTTGGAAATGATCGCCACGCTGGCCCCGCCGAATGCGCTGGTAACGGAACACGCGACGCTTGGCTTTGTGTGGCTCGTGCACAACTACCCTGCGTTTCGTGACCACGCCCGCCGGTTGCTTGACCTGGGTTGGCCGCGTATCGACATGGCCGCGCGCTCGGTAGGCCCCAGGCCGAAGGCAGAAGAGGCGGGGCGGGCGTTGCTGTCCGTGATTGACTTTCGCCGGCCGGCTAACGCGCGTTTGGCTCCTGGGGAGGAACTGCCGGCGCCGCCCGATTGGCTGCCACCGATGGCGAAGGCCGCCTGATGAAAGAACGGCCCCGCGTCGTACAGCGGGGCCGCCAAGTCAATAGGGAGGAAACGCCCAAGGAGGGCAGCGATAGCAAGATGCCACCGCACACTGCTTACGTACGCTACTCCAAAGCGGGCGTCAACCCCTTACAGATTGTCGGAACCGGCCGAACCGTACACGGTGCGGAAGTCCACGACGGAAGCCGCACAGCGGAACCAGATCGCGATCAGGGACGCCTGATTGCTCCAGTTGCTATCTTCACGAGTTTCCAGCGACGAACGTTCCCAGAAAGTGAAGCCCTGCCCGTTGTCTTTGTCCTGCTCGGAAGTCTGGACGAAGTAGTTGTCCTTATCGACCAAGTAGGGCGTCTCGATAACTTCCGGCAGTGCGCCGGTCGAACGCAGCACGTTGATATTGTTCGTCTGTGCATTCCACTGCAAAGGCGAACCCAGGATACGCCGGATTTCCGGACCGTTTTCCGGCGACGTGATGACGCGCTTGGGCAGGACGTTGACGACGAAGCCGCGGCCGTTGCGAGTATACGCGATCTGGATAACCGCATTCTCGAATGCCAATTCCGACGCGTTGGCGGAAATGAGCTGGTTGGACTGGAGACCAACAGCGGTCGGATGCGATGGCGAGCAAACCGGCACGCCATCCGCACGCAGGCCATTGACGGCATCGAACGCGACCTGCAACGGAGCATGCGCTATGTACTCTTCCGTCTGCCGCGCCGAAAACGCCAGCTCTTTCATCATTCGGCCGCCGACATCCTCGTACAGGTTGTCGTCTTTGGCTTCGCGCGAGATCGCCACGGCGAGCCCGTACGACGCGTGGGTGACCTGGGTGCGGTAGCCTTCGTTGGGAACGTCGAACTGCACCGGCTCCAATTCCGGTTGCTGTACGGCGAGGCCCAGGCCAGCGCGCTCCGTCATAAATTCTTCGAACGCCTTTTCCGAGGGCTTGGCGTCGTAGAACTGCTTGTAGATCGGTGACAGGCGTTCGTAATCCATGCCGAACAGCGCGAACAGCCCGGGCCAGTACTGCGATGATTGCAGCGAGCGGTCGATAACCTGCATGCGAATAACCCCTTTCAATGGTTCCCCGGCGTTGCAGGCCGGCGCGTGCGAATTGGTACAAAATAGCCGATGCTGCGGATTTCGTCAAATTAGTGTACGGTAACGCCTTGACTGTCATACACTTTTGTCATACACGGGGCACCATGCGCGAAATCACAGTTCTAGACCTAGACCTGAAGAAACCCGAAACCTTTGGCAACGTGGCCGAAAAGTTGACGGAGGATGATCGGCGCATCCTCGCAAACGACCTTCTGGAACTGATAGCCATTGACGATAGCTCTATGTCGGACTGGCTTTTGGAGGCCCAAGGCTACCTTGACAAGCTGGACAGCGAAGATAGCGGCAACGCCACGCCGCAGAACCGCGAACAAGAAGGCTCGGGGGAGGAACCACCGCCAGCAACCGAATTGACGCTAGGGGCCGTCATCCAGTTTTCCGCGCGCGCCACGGATGCTTTGCTAGGCGAACCGGACCTAGCCCGCTCCAGCGAAGAGGGCGGCGAAAAACTTGCCTCCTGGGTGTCCAGTCAGGTCCGTACAAACGATCCAAATTGGATTTTGGACACAGACCCGTTAGTTGTGCACATGGCAGCTACCGGGCTCGCGTGGCGCAAGCGCAGCTTTGACGAAGTGGAAAAAGCTTTTCATACCGAATGGCTGCCGTGCACCCGGGTCAAGATCAACAAAAACGTTCGCTCGGTGGAGCGCGCGCCCCGCATCACCGATGAATTTGAGCGTTACCCGTACGAAATCCAGCGCGCCATAAAGCGCAAAAATTGGATTTCGTACGGTCCGGTGTTCGACGAAGCGGACCCCCAAGCACCAAAGAATTTCGCCGAATGCGACTGCTGGCTTGATCTTGACGGCGACGGCGTAGACGAACCTTGGACCGTCGTTATCTCGAAAGACGACGTGGCGGAAGTCGTCAAAATCAAGCCGCGTTGGTCGCGCAAAACCGTGGTTGACGATGACGAAAAGCTTTTTTTCAACCCCATTCATCGCTTCTATCCGTACCGATTACTGCCGGACCCCAAGGGCGGTTTCTTTCCGATGGGCTTCGGCAAACTGTTAAACCGTGTTGAGGGCTCCGCCGATCGGTTGCTAGCTGCCATCATCGACACCGCGGAAAGCTCCGCATCCGATGGCGGCGTGCTGGGAGGTAGTTCGTTCGGGCTTCCCGACAAAATCGAACTTAAGACCAACCGCGTTAACGTGTTGCCCACGGATGGACGGCCGCTATCCGACACGTTTTCGCAATTCCCAACGAAGCAAGTTTCGCCATCATCCGTACAAATACTCGACAAGATCATTACGCTAGCCGATCGCTTGGCCGGTACGCTAAACCTTCTCGAAAACGCGCCGGCATCGATGTCGGCAACGATGGCCAAGGGTATCATCGATAGCAGCGGGCAAGTGCAATCGGCTGTGCATCGCCGGCTTGTGGCGATGCTGACGCAAGAATTTCGCATGTTCGTCGTCATGGCTGATGCTTACGAAATGCTGCCTAGTGGCGTCTCGCCGTCCGATGGCAACGGCGTAGCGGTCACCGCGGACCCGCAATTGGCGACGGAAATGCAGCGCAGCGCGCTTGCCGGCATCTACATGGAGTTGATGAAAGACCCCATGACGAAGTGGGACGAAGTTCGCATGCGGCTGTACAAATGCCTGCGGCTTCCCAATCCAGAAAAACTGCTAGGCCAGCCGCCGCAGCCCCAGGCCACCCCGCACGAAAAAATGCAAGGCATGATTGGGATGCTGAAGCAGCGCAACGAAAACATCAAGGTTATTGGCGCCGTTGCGCAACAGTTGACACAAGCCGTACTTAACATGGTACAAGCTAGCGGCGGTATGCAGGACCAACGTTTAGGGCTGTTGCAGATGGCGCAGCTTGAGCACGCCGTACAGCAAATGATGCAGGAAAGCGCTGATGTTAGCTCTACAATTGACGGAATGGTTGGCCAGTCCGGAAACCAAGCTGCTGCTCAACTTCCTGCGCCAGCGCCAGCGGGAGGCGGTGTACCAATTCCTGGCGGGCAGGCCAGTGGACCCCCTGATGCAGGGCAAGGCAGCGGGCCTTCGTGAAATTGAACAGCTTCTAGGCTGCACGCCGGAAGTTGTTGCGAAAGAATTTTCCGTCGCCTTAAAACAGGAGCATAAGGCATGAGCATCTATGGTTTCGACATCCCCCACGATGCCGGCGAACCGTGCCGCGATATCATCGCCGTACAAATTCCGTACCCGCCGTCAAAAGTTGGCAGTATTCTTATTCCCGATCTTGCGCGCCAGCTCGGCGAACACGGCGTGCAAGCCGGCGTTATCCGTGCCATGGGTCCGATGGCCTTCACCTACAAAGACGGCGAAGGCTTGAAGCGCCAGCGCGCCGACATCGGCGATTGGGTGCTGATACGCTGGGGTGCCGGAACCATGTTCCAAGCCGGCAAGGGCATTCTCAACAGTATCAGCGGGTGGCGCTACCTCTCCACCTTCCAAGATGTCATCAAGATCATTCCGGCATCGGCGATGCCAGATGCGTCAACGCTGGAATGGACAGATGCAGGCGTGCTGGACAACCTGCAAACCGCGGCGCAAGAAATGGCGCGTGGAAGCCCGCCCGGATTGTTCGATAAGCCGCTGCCGGAAGATACCGGCGTCCGTGAACGCGTTGTGTACAAGAAATAAGGAGCCGTACAGATGGATTTGAATATGATGATGCGCGATCAAGCGCGCAACGGATTGCAGTCACAACTTGACGCCGCGGTGACTGCCGGCGATACCGCAGCCGCTCGGAAGCTTGCCGACGACATCGCGAAGCTTGACGTTGCCACGGCGCCGAAACCAGCCGTGGCCTTCACCAACAACGACGTGTGGCTTGCCGCGGAAGCGAAAGCGCCGTGGCTCGGCGTGGACCCCAAGAAGTCCGCCAAGGCAAACGAGTTTGCCAAAACCATGAACCCCAAGAAGTTTGCCAGCGCCGAAGCGATGGCCGATGCGGTTATCAAAGCGGTGGAAGAAGAATTTAAACCCGCTACCGCGGCAAGCGAAGCAGCCGAAGAAGACGAGGGCGAAGCAGCCGAAGAAGGCGAGGGCGAAGGGGCCGCGGAGAGCAAACCCGCGCCCAGCAAGCAGCGCGCCACGGACGGCCCGAAAGACGGCGATCTGAGCCGCGGTTCCGCCACCCGTGCGAAGTCCGGTCCGTGGACGAAGCTGGCGGACGCGCCGGCCGACATCCAGAAGGAAGTCAAGCGTTCCGCCGATCGGTTCGTACCGGAAGGCGCCAAGAAGGAGGTTCGCGAAAAATTCATCACCGATGCGCTCGCGAGCCACTACCGCACGCATCAGAACAACAAAGGGAAGAAGTAGGCTATGGACCCGTTTCAATCAGCGAGCCCGTTCCCCGGCGCGGGGCTTCCGGAAAATCTCCGCCCCAATCCGCCGGGGTTCATTCCGGAGGCCCCCGGGGCCGGCGACGCCACGCCGAAATCACCGTTTATCGAAGCGCAAGACGTAGACGGCATCATTGCGCAGCTCGTGCTTGACCGGCCGCTGAAGCTGTTCATTCCGAACCGCGATCAGTATCCGGAGTACGAGTTTCGCATCATCAACGAAATCCCCCAGGAAGTCGCCGACGCGCACAACAAGGGATGGAAGCGCATCACGGCGCCGGAAATGACGGAACTGTTTCAAGACTTGGTGGCGGGCACCGATAAGATGGGCAAGGCTTACCGCCCCGTGCTTATGGCGCGTCACAAGAAGATCGGCGAACATATCCGTAAGCGTCACCGCGGGACGCTGCGCAGTCTCTACGCCGGCATGGACCCGCGCAACAAAGATTTGAACGGCAAGTACACCGAGAACGTCAAAGACGGCAAAGACAGCTCGAAAGGCATGTTCACGGGGGACGGCTGGCGCATTAGGGTGTAACCGTACAGCAACACTCGCCGACATTCTAGTTAGGGGGTCTTAATTAAGGCAAAGAAACCGGCTAGCAAAGGTACGGTTCATTCGAACCTTACAAGGAGCTAGAAACATGTTCAAATCTGCACTTCTTGCCGGCGTCGCGCTTGCTGCGCTGGCATCTTCCGCTGTTGCTGCCGATTTGCCGAAGCTCGCGACCTTCGTCAAGGCCCCGGCCGTTCCCGCCGTACAGCCGTGCCAGTCCGCCGGCAACTGTTCCGGTTGGTTCGCGAGCTTCGGCATGGGGGCTCAGAACAACGTCGGCACTCCGAACATTCTTGCGAACGGCGTCAACAGTGCGTTTTCGGATGGGCTCGATATCTTTGCCGGCGGCGGCTACCAGCTTTGGACCGGCCAGTGGCTCGCCGGTATCGAGTTGACCGGGGGTTATGAGTTTTCGCCCGCGGGCGTAAAGCCGGCCGGGGGCAACTTCGTCGGGACTGAGTTTATTAAGCTCGGCTACAACTTCTTCCCGTCATCGGCAACCCAAGCCCCGGCGGCATCCCAAAATCCCTTTCTCAACTTGGTGTCCGCTAACTTTTTGGCTGCGTCCACACCGGCTTTCATTTTTGGCGGTGTGCAACGTCATGGCCTCTCGGTCATGGCCGTGGGCGCGGAAATCGATTATGTCGTTTCGGCGGGCTGGTCCACCTATGCGCAGCTCTACAACTCGCCGGCTCAGCAAGGCCTACCTGACGACACCACCTTCCGCGTCGGGCTTCAGAAGCACTTCAACGGCCTGTAAGGCTCGTACGGTTCCGTGAAAAGAAGGCCCCGGTTTATCGCCGGAGCCTTTTAGTTTGCGGCCGGGTCAGCCCCCGTTCAACCGAGAAAGCGGCTTTCACCGTATCAGCACCGCGCGAAGCTATTTGAGCTTGTCAATCAGACCGATGACGACGGCCGAAATGGTCTGCTCCTTCTTCTTCGCGTACGCCGTAACCCGAGCCTTGGTGGCGCGGTTGACGCGCAAGTCCAGCCGATGTGTGAGCGCTGCCGGGCCGGTCAAGGGCGGCTTCCCCATCTTCTTGGCGAACTTCTTCTTCTTGACCTTCTTCGGAACCGAGCGCTTCGCCTTGCGAGCCGGCGCCTGCTTTTTCGCCGTTTTGACGAATTTCTTCTTGGCCTTCGCAGCCTTCTTTTTCTTCGGTTTCGCCTTGACGGCCGGTTCCTTTTTCGCTGCGGCCTTTGCTTCCTTGGCCGCAATCTCGCTGGGACGCGGCTTCCTGGGGGCCTTCTTCGCCGGTTCCGGGGTTGCCCGCTCGCTGGCCTCCAACAACTCGGTTTCGATGTCCATAAAATCAGCTCCTTAATGGTGATGTTAGCTTGAACACGGCTTCGTCATACTGTACGAATGTGTACACGTCAACCCCGGGGAGCGCGGAGAAATGAAGCATAAACTTGTGTGGTTTGAGGCTGGTTGGTTTCCGTACAGCTATGCTTTTTGCCCCAGCGAGCGGGCTTGGAAAGTGGCAACGTCCAAAATGAGCCGCGGGCCTTCGCGTTACCCGGAAAGCGCTGGCACTACGTCGTTGCTCGTACGGAAAGACACGGGAACGCCGATTGCCATTGTCACCGTGCAAGATCGCATCCCGCGAGAAACTATCGAATTGCTGGCCCACGAAGCGATGCACGTCTGGCGGGATATCCGGAAACAGATGGGCGAAACCAAGCCGTCTTCAGAGCTGGAAGCTTACGCAATTCAGAACATTTTATCCAATCTGATGCTGGCATACATCCGTACGCGCGGGCCGCTATTCTTCAAAGCTCCATTGCCATCGAAACAACGCAGGCGTCCAAACGGTCGGGCGAGCGCGTAGGCTTCAGCTCCTTTTTAATTTTCTCTTTTGGGGTCATGAACAGCCGCGCTTTTTCGTCACGGCGGCAACCACCCACACCCCATTTATAAGCGGCGCATTCATCCTGCAACATCTTGTCATTCGGTATGTACACGTCACTTTGCAAGAAACGTTGAAATTTATCATGAAGCTCCGCACGTCGGTTGCCGTACAACGTATCGTTCAAAGCACCCCAGGCAAAGTTGACCGCAACCACTTTTTCGGGACCGTACGCGCGCATGCGGAGCCGCACGGCATCAAGCAGGCCTTTGCCAGTGCCAGTCACGTCAATAAGGATGGCATCCATATCGAAGCGTTTAAACGTAGCCACAAGCCAGTCAGCTTGCACGTTGTAGTCCCGACTTGTCAGCTCGCCCCAAACCTTAGCGCCGATCGCGGAGCCTTGCCGATCGCAGACAAAAGGCTTGTCCTGCCCGTCACCGGCTGGGTCCACGCAAAGCAGCTTCAGCGCCCCAGCGGACGGGTTCGGTTTGCGCACCATTGCCGCGGATACGGTGGAAGCCGGGAAGAAATCAAGCGTACTGTCAGCCATGAAACATTCGCTATAGATGGCCGGATACTCCTGACGCGTGAGCCGGTGAATTTTCTCCGGTTGCCCGCCGTTCATGACGGCTATCGTATAGTTCTTGGTCCAGAACCAATGCAGTTGTTCACGGTCCACGCCATGCATGCGCGCGTACTCTTCAAAGTCCTGCGGTGCTTTCCAGCCGATCGGCACAGTTTGGCGATATTCTGGCATGACGGGCCACGGCAAGAAGTGGATGCGCCACGGACCTTTGTTGCCCTGCCGCGCCGCTTCCTCGCATTGATTATAAAACATGCCGGACTGGCCGTTGCCGGTGCTCTCTTCTATAATCTCCGTACCGGGCAAGTCTTGTACGGTTTGCAGCAAACCTGACGAAAGGTCTTCCGTGTTATCAAAGAAAGCGGCTTCCGACAAATGCAGGTTATGGAAATCGTCGGAACGGCCAATATCGCCGCCTTCGGCCGACGCCACCTTGTAAAGCGATTTGAGCTTGTCAAAGATCACTTCATAAGAGTTGGTGGCACCAATCGACGGCTGTACGGCGCCCGGCAAGCTGTTGGCAAACTCCTTGATTTCACGATGCAGGTTAGCTGCACTGTCGCCGCGGTGCGCCACCACTTGCGCACGCCGACCGAACATGGTTCCGATTTGATGGAAGTTGCGTCCACCAATATACGTGCTTACGCCCATACGCCGCGCCTTGGGCACGAGCGCGCGTATCATGCCGAACCGCTTCTTCTCTTCTTCCAAACGCGCATGCAACACGCGCTGGGCGTTGTTCAAAATGAACGGGATGCGCTCGCCGCCGGCACGCGGACGGATGCGCAGGAACCGCTCTCGATAGAAATCAAAATCGCGGAGCTTGGCCCGCATCGCCGCTTTGCGCTCCGCTTCCGTAGGTTGCGGTTGCTGCCACGGATAAAAAGACGGAGGCTGCTCCCAGGGGTAGACGGTCACCGAGCACCCATGGCGTTAGTTCGCACCCGTGAAGGAGCCCACACGAGCGGCGCCCGGCGCTGCATGATAGCTTGCCGGGCGCGCTCTGACAAACAAAGCTTACTGCGCCTTCTTGATCGCCGCGACGATTTCAGGCGTGACGGCGACGACAGACTTGTTTTCGGGCAGGGCGTCGGCCGACGCTTTGTCGGTGACCACGGTCGTATGATCCATGTTGCCCACCGTGTTCTTGAGCGACTGCGCCCGGGTCACGAGGGCGGGCCACAGCACAACTGCCGCCGCGCCCAGCGCGGTGATGACGGTCCCCCAGTCGCCTTGGCCTAGCCCAAGCCAACCGTGCGCTGCCGCGTAGCCTGCCGCGACGGCGATAAGCGGTGCCGCCGTCGTCTGTACTTGCGTTTGGTTCATGTTGATTGCTCCTTTGTGATGCGGTCTAGCCGCCCGCAACCTATAGCATTTGGTTGACGCGGTGGCAAATTTGTCTTACAAAAGTCGCGTTTGAGCCTCCAGGGACGACGGAGCCGGAAACGAGTGCCTTCCGAACCGGCTCCGTCGTTTGTGCTAAGACCGCCCGGCCGGGCTCCCTTCCGCGCCGTGTCGCTTAACGACTTGACCGCAATCATACGGATATACAGGAAACAGCGCATGGCGACCAAAGAGGAACTGAAGGCTAAACGGCGTCAAGCTATGGGCGTCGTTGGGGCGCAGATGGACGCCAGCGCAGCCATGTACGACGAAGTAATCGCCTACGGCGCCAAGGTGGAAGAAGCCCGCGGACAGGCCCGCGCTGCCCATCTAAACGCTATGGATGCGGAAATTTCCGACTTGAAGGAAATGCGTGACGAAATGGCGGAGTTTACCCAGGCGGCTCCCCCTACTTCGCAGGCCGGTACGGCGTCCGGCGTGCTGCCTACTGTGAAGCCTCGCCCGGGTCCGCAGCTCTCGCCGCTTTGCAGGCAGCCCAGCCTAACCCCAAGGGGTGGGACGACGGCAACGCTTACCACGGCACGGAAGGCGAGCTTCAGACGGTCAAAGCGAATGAAGTCGGCGACGTGGCGACGGTACTCAAACCTTAGCTACCACGTCGGCGTGATGGTTGGCCACGCTGTCTTTGTACGGGTCGTAATCGACCGGAGGATACCATGAGCTGTTGAACAGCGCTGTCTGGCGCCACACGGGAACGCGCTGTACGTGCCCGCTATCAACGAAGCTGCCCTCTTTCGCATGACCCCAGTCCTGTCCGCTGATAAGCCCGTGCTTGCGCGCCAGTACGCGCAGGAAAACGTACGGACCGTTCTTTTCCTGATAAACCCCGTTCACGAATACGCCGAAGTCGGCCGCGACGCCATACCCGTGACAACCGACGATGCGTAGCTGAGTAACGTGCTTCGTAAAGAGGTAGCTTTGCCGAGTCTGGCTTCTGTACGTTTCCAGCACCCGCAAATCGATGCCTTCGGCTTTGGCATCAGCTACCAGCGCAAGCACCGCCGCACGCGTACCGGGCTCTAGCATCGCCATGTCTTTGCACACGGCGTCCGATCGAAACGCTTTCGAATTGCGGATGACGGTATCGTAAAAGCTACTCATTTGGGCGGTTCTGGGATGTCAACTTTCGGAGCTTCCGGAGGCTGCGGCACCGCAAGTACGCAAGAAGCTTTTGCCGCCAGCTCGCCCTTGAGAATTTCAATCTGAGCGGCCAAATCATCGATGCGACGCGCCAACGAAACTACTTGCTGGCCTGCCGCTGCTTCGCGCTGTGCGTGGTAGCGCTGCCAGTAGCTATCTGCCTTGACAACCGGGTCTTCCGTCGCGACCGGTTGTTGAGCGAATGCGGGTGCGATGACGAGCAGCGAAATAACGGCAATGCGGTGGAACATGAGCTAACCTTTCGAGGGTGCTACCTGTTTTTGCAGCCTATGCGTTACCAGTTCGTCCGCGGCTTCGTCAAGGTCACGTACGTATATTTGCACCACGCATAGGTACGTTTGCCGTACGCGGCTTTCCGGAAGCATCAAAGCCCACGTACGGATTAACGCGAGCGCGGTGCGATGCAGCTCGATATCGGCGGCAGTTATGATCGGATTATCGGCAATGCCGCCCTGAGCCACGCGTTGCCGGTCGATGCGGCTGCCTATGCGCGCATCAACAATGTCGCGCACTTTGATATCATCTGGGGTATCGAGTATCCGGGGGTCTTCACGACGCGTACGACAATCGCCAAAGCCGAAGAACTTTCGATCTTCTAAGAGCTGCTGTTTTTGCGCGGCGGTTTGGGCCACGGCTGAAGTCATCACGGCGATTATGAAAAGCGTGGAAAGCAAAATCTTCATACTACGGTCCCGCTACAATAGTGGTAACGGTCCCCACGCCGGATTTGTACTTCAAAGCACCGCCGAGCGTGTAAAGCAAACCTCCGCCAGATGGCGGGTTGCCTGTCGGGTTGCCTGAAGCTGGATAGAATACCAACGAATTGCTGGTTTGCCCGGTTATCGTGTTGCCGAACGCAGCGAAACCAGCACTGCTCCCATTGGCGCCAAGCAAAAGGTTACCCGCACTATCAAATACGTTGGTGACGCGTTCCGGAGCGATTGCGTTCGGCGCAAGCCGCCCAACATCGTTATTGGCACACTGATAAGAACCGTCCGTGTGCGTGCCCGTACAGCCTACGTCAAAATAAAAATTACGGCTGCCGGTTTCCGTTTGTGTGTACAGTCCGTCTCCCGCCATGCCCGTACCAGCGAATTCGCCATTGCGACTGCCGGCCGGCGACGCACCCCCGGGCGAATTACCCCACGCCGCAACTTGCGAGCCGCTGAAAACGAAAACACCATTCTGTGTGTCACCCGCGAGCGAAAAACCCCACAAATCCAGCGTCATCGAATTTTCAGCGCCGGAAGGGCCGCCAATCATGGTTTCCGAGCCGATCGCCGAGTTGATATTGACCGCGTAGGTGCCGACGCCACCGGTACCCGTGCACGCTGGGGAGCAGTTCCCCGAACCTATTGCGGCGGTGCCAGTGATTTGCGCACCATGCGGGTTAAGAGCAGTAATTCCAGCCCCGACGAAAGTCTCCCCGAAAACGATCGGCGAACCTGATTGCGCCGTAACTGTCATCTTGCCGTTACCGCTGCCCGTGACAAACGAAGCCGTGACGCTAGTCTGAGGAAAGCCTCCAGCGGTCATGTTGAAAGACACCGGGGAGCCGGCGCCGATCCGCGCGGCGCCGAGATATCCGCAACCTGATTGGTTACCGCCATTGCCGATCTGCACTCCAAAAACGTTCGTGTCGGCGCAGATTATTTCAGGGTTTTCGACACCGCCGTACGAGCCCATGACGGCACGCGCATTGAAGCCCCCTAGAAGCAACGCGCTCCATACGCTACTGGGATTTGGCGTAAAGCCTAGCTGCGTACAAGGTCCGGGGCCCGGGCCGCCCGTCATGATGTAACCCGGGTCGCATTGTACGGATTGCGCCGTACCGAATGTGCCCGTGTCTGGCGAACTTACTGCGTCGTGGAATGTCAATGAAGTCAGGCTGTTTTTGGTGAAGGTCATTGTACCGTTCGCGGCAGCGATGCCGCTATCCCCGACGCATGGCGTAGCGCTCACGCAGCCCACAGCCGAAGTTATGATATTACCAGTTACCGCCGTACCCAAATTAAGCGGCGCGAATACCGGGTCCGATGTAGGTCCGCTACCGACAAACGGAACGCCCGCGGCAGCCGGGCCCGCACTGCCGAAGCCGGTGATGCCGGCGCCCTGTCCGATAGGGACAGAGTGCGCGGGCGTCTGCCACTGCCCAATCGCAGGCGAAGCAACCAACATATTGAAGAGTACAAAAAGAACAACTTCGAGTTTTCCAAATTTCATGGTGCAATGACCCACCCATTGAGATCAGGAGACGGGTATAAACCAATACCGGCAAGTTGTACAGCCGTCGATAGCAAGCCCCAAGAAGTTTCTTGCATGATTGACGAACCATCCGTAGTCGTGATGGTTACGGCATGATTGACAACCGCTGTTGACCAATCGACGACCTTCAAAAGCTGGCCTGCAATGCGCTGATTAAGCGGCGGGAGTATAAGCGTCGTCGCAGACGGCCCTGCACGTTGGATTGCCAACAATGTCGTTCCCGCATTAACGAGGTTCGATGCAGACTTCGCCGATTGGAATGCGTAACTGTTCGTACCGGAAAGCGCAGCCTGCCACAGTGACGGCGTAGCAACTTGGTACTGAGCCGCGCTGGCGTTCCACAAGTAAAGCACGCCTTCTGCAACCCATGACGGTTGCGATGGTTTAAACCATGCCGTAGTCGGCTGATTGACCATTGGCGCGGTTTGCCCAACCGATAAGTTGATAAGACCCGCGCGAGCGAGCGCTGCAACGGTCCAATCCAACCCCGGCATGTTGAGCACGCTTTTGCCACTGCCTGTATTTCGCAGCAACGAAAGAAAATCGGTTGACGGGTTGTACATTAGTTCTTGCTCGCAAGTATCATATCGACGTACGACAGAGCCAAGCTGACCGAGTGATTATGCGCACCGCCTCCGCCTGTATTGTTATCCGTAACAACGCCGCCGGCACCGCCAGAATTGGAATAGTACCCGATCGCAGCGATGGTGCCGTTATCCGTCGTGTTGAATTGCAACGCGCTAACTGGATGCGTATGCGCGGGTATCTGCGAGGCATTCAGCGCCGTATTGCCAACTGAAGTTTGCGCAAACACGGTGCTAAAAGCGGTGCCCGGCGTCGAACCGACCGCGCCAGACACCACGCGCAAGCCGTAGTCATTGAAAGCCGTTTGCTTTGTCCAGCCCACGGGGGCCGCGGTCTGTTGAAACAGCATGACTGTGCCGGATGGAAAGGTGGACGGCGACGACAGCCACGACGGGTCGGCGCCCGCACCCCCGGTAGTCAAAACCGTGCCCGCCACACCCGGGGCAAGCGTCTTCCATGCGGCAGTGTCCCGGTACAAAATATCGCCCTGCACGTTGCCGAACACGGCGTCAAGCAGCGCGGACAGTGCTTCCCATGCAGGCACACCGCCGGAAGGCGTCAAGACTGTCCCGGCGGCGCCGATGCCGAGCCCTTGCCATAAAAGCGGGCCGCGGTAGACTAGCTCGCCCTCCGTTGCGCCGAACGTGTTGTCAAGCGCACTGCTCGTGAGTACGTCAGCGGTGCCGGGCAGCGGAGAGGCGGGCCACACGCCCAAGGCTTTCGGGCCGTAAATGCCGTTTGGTTCGTCTGTACGGACAGCAAAATCACCGTTATTGCCGACTGTATTAAGTGGCGGCCCACCGACTGAAGTCCACCATGAGACGCCACTTTGCCCGGCCGATGCCTCCAAAAGATCGAGAAATAACGCGGCCGTAGCGGGTACGTACGCGCTTGTGACCGCGTTCCACAGAAACAATACGCCTTCGGCCGAATTACTTGGGACAGCCGTTTGCAGCCATGCCGTCGTCGACTGACTGACGACTGGCGCGGTCGCTGAAACAGACAGCGTGATCACGCCGGCACGCGCGAGCGCGGCGACAACGTAATCGAGCCCCGGCATTTCTACCTTGGAGACGACGCCAGCGATGTTGCGCCAAAGTGCGAGAAAGTCTGTTGCTGGGTTATAAACCATGCGTGTCCTCCGCCGTGTACAGCGGGTTCAACGTCACAGCGACCGCGTTGGGCGAGCCCGGCCATGCACCCGCGGCTTTCGGACCGAGGATTGAAGGTTGCAGACCGTAGTTCGGATAGCCGCCCCAGATCAAACAGTAATCGCCGTTGATGCCGACATCATTCGTCGGTATGGAATTGCCGAACCACTTGAGCTGCGCTTGGTACGTCGCGGGCACTTGAAACAGGTAGTGACCCCACGGGTCTGTGTCGTCAATTGCGCGCTTGGCGTACAGGAACCACAACAAGACATCGATGTACAGATCACCTTGTACGCCGGCAGCCGGCCCGGGCGGACCTAAACCGCGAATAATCGAACCAAATTGTTTCGATTGGAAGAAGACACCGCCTTGAAGTGTCCCGTTGTCAAAGCCGGACATCGTTTAAACACCATGACCGTCCTGGGCGGTGTACAGCGGATTGAGCACGACGGCGACCGCAGCCGGTCCGGACTGCAATCCTTGCTGCGTTACTGGGTCGCCGGCAGCCGCAGTAACCGGAACAGCGAGGATAAATTCATCCGCCAAACCAACTGCGATCAACTGCGTTGACGTGCTGTACGTCAACGGCGCCCCTTCGTCCAGCAAACCGACTGGCAACACAGTTCCGGCGCCCGCGGCTGCGATCGGAACAGTGCCGCCATTGCCGTTTTCGGGCCATCCCGCGGCTTGCTTCGGTCCGTAGATCGAAGGCTGCATGCCGTAGTTAGACCAGCCGCTCCAAAGTAAGCAGTAGTCCCCGGGCACGCCTATGCTGCTATCCGGCGCGGATGCGCTAAACCACTTCAGCGCCGTACGGTACGTCACGGGCACTTGAAACAAATAGTGCCCCCAAGGGTCCGTATTATCTGCGCTCCGCTTGGCGTACAAAAACCATGACTGCGTATCGATATAGACGTCGCCGACAACGCCGGATTGGGGCACGGGCGGGCCGGCGCCGCGCAATACCGAGCCGAATTGCTTGGCCTGAAAAAAGACGCCGCCTTGAATTGACCCGTTGTCGAAACCGCCCACGCGCTACCCCTTGCTCGCCATCTTTTCGAGCGCATCGGCGATGCGATTGAAATCCTTGTGGATTTCAATCGCATCCAACGCTGCCTTTTCGTCGTTGTTCGCTATGGCGCCGCGAACATGCATCACGCAAGCTCGAATTTCTTGTTCGTTCATGTCACCGCTCCGCTCTCGCCCGTACGGCTGATTTGCAAGCCCATCAAAAGGCCCGTACCGTCGCCGTTATTGATGTTCAAAATCTTCAACCGTACAAAACCCGCGCGATGCGCCCGACGTGACGTAGCAACGACTACGTTTTCCCAGTTATCGATTGGAAACTTGATCGGAGCCGCGCCGCCCAAAACGGCCAGTTCCATAACTACGCTCATTTCCGGCGCGAACGGCGTCGCGGTCACCGTGCTCTGCGCAGCGCTCGCGAACACGATGGAGGCGCGCGCGATGTTGACCGCGATCGTATCGCCCTTGTTGATCGGCAGCCAATCGGTAGCCATGCCGATGGTGTCGGCATAGACCGTATCGTACTGACGATTGGGCGCTTTGGCCGTGCCGCCTGGGCGATAGAACACGTAAGTTCCCTTCTACTTCGAACGTGGCGACTTTAACGCAGCGTTGAAACGAAACGACGATCTTAGTTTCGTCATCTTCGCCTGCTTACCGCTACGCACCGCTTTCGACTTGAACTTTGAACCAAGCACGCCCGTACGGGCCGCGTGTTCAAAACGCATGGCGGTCATTTTTGTTTGCCGGCCGCCGCGAGCAGCAGAACCGTGGCCCTTCGCGTCTTTGCCCATCGTCGTTATTTCCGATTGTCCGACATATCCTTGCTGCGCTTGCCGCCCATACCCCCAGGCTTGCGACCGCTGGACATTCCTCCGGTATTCTTGAAGCCGCTGGGGGCGCCGCTGAAAGTCACGCCGCTGCCATCGCCTTCGCCATGGTTGGCCTTCGCGAGCCGACGATTGCCGTTCGAAATGTCCGCAGCCGCGCCCGGGTAGCGCTTCAGCGGTCCAGCCGGCACCGCAGGGCGCCCGTTGAACTTCGTCGTTGGCGGACCCATTTCGTTGGGCACGCATGCGTTGCTGCCCTTGGGATTGAAGCCCGTCTTGTGGCCTTTGAAAGCAGTCATCGCTCAGTGCTCCTGTTGTGGGACATCCGGCAGCTCCTTGATGATGGAAGTTGCCCGCCGATCTTCTGCCGTCTCCGGTGCGTGCCGCTTGAAACGGTGCAGCAAGCCCAGCTTATCAGACATCTGGAACAACATAAAGGCCGCCGACACAATCATGTAGATCGCTGTGGGAGCCGGAACGTAAGTCCACAGATCGTTCAACCACGGTAAAACAGCGGCGTTCACGCCCAGCACCGGCCAGTTAAGGGTGTCAAGGTGGTGATGCACTGTCGTTCCCCGGTTATAGATTTGCATGACTCTTTACCTCAGAAATCGTTGCTGAGCCGCTGCGAGCGCAACCTGCCGATCTTCAGCACTCTTGACAATTTCGTTACGCAGGCTTTCGACAGCCGCGCCAGTTTGCCGCGACACCTGAGCATTTTCAATCAATAGTAGCGGCAAGAAGCTGTCCACGCAACCATGCCGATCAACAACGGCGCCGGTTTGCGGGTCGTGGCCCTTGACACTGACGAATTTCGGACAGTCGCACTCCCCCAGGATTTCACGGCATGTGCGCGTGAAGGCTGTTGCGGGGCACCTTACTTTTGGGTCCGGCATCATTGATAGTGTTCCTCAAAGATAATATCCCCAGCAGCGCCGACACCACCGGCTGCGCCGCTAGTACCTGCGGAGCCGGCAGCCGCCGTGGCCCCGACAGTGTACGTCATAGTTGCAGGTACGGGCGATATTACCAGCTCGCAATAAGCGCCGCCCGCGCCGCCGCTGCCTGACGGACCCACAGACCCATCACCCGCACCGCCACCGCCTCCGCCGCTGTTCGTGGCGCCGGGGCCGCCCGCGCCGGGCGAAGTGCTGCCACCGCCGCCGCCCGCGCCCGTTGACGTACTCCCACCGGCTCCGCCCGGAATGTTGGTTCCCCCGGAAGCCGCACCGCTGGCTCCGCCTGAATACCCAACTGCGCTTGTAACGGCGGCAACAATCCCAGTCGTACAGTTGGTATTAGTACCCCCCGATGCCGAACCGCCGCCCGCCGAACCCGCACCGCCGCCGCCTGCGGTAATGGTGGTGCTGCTCACGACAACGGAGCTTGCATTTCCAACCGTACCAGCGCCGCCACCAGTGCCCGAACCGCCGCCGCCGGCACCGCCGCCCTGCATGCGAATAACATCATAGAGCGGTGCCGGCGTTGGCGTCGTATACGTAGCGCCGGTACCCGAAAGAAATACTTGCCTTGTCTGCGCTTTTAGCGCCGGGTTCATTGTAACTTGGTAGTTCGTACCGTCCGATGAAATACGCGCAAACTGTCCGGGTAGTATTTTGTACGTAGGTGCGCACGTTCCTTGTGCACACAATTGCGAAGTTGAAGCAGTGATGGTGACTATGGCTGCGGCGTTAACCGAACTGTTTTGAATATCGGTATACCAGCCTGATTGGAACGCAGAAGCGGCACCTGCTTGCGCGATAGCGTACGCCTGAGCCGCAGCGTTGTTGGCAATGATAGTTTTTGCGCGGTCGCTATCTTGAATAGCGTACGAAGTCCCGCTTTGCGCGTTGATGCAATGCGCAGCCGAAAACGTACCGCTTGTGGTCACCGCAGTTTGCGAACATGCTGCGGTGACTGAAGACACCAAGCCGCCGCCGGGCGTCAAGCTCAGCATCGTACCGCCGCCAGAAGCAGCAACCCAAGACGGCACGCCGGCCGAAGTTTCTTGCAGGACGTTCGTTCCAGAATTGTTGCCTGCTAGCGTGACCCACGTTGTTCCGTTCCAATAAACGACGTCCCCGGCTCGCGTTGGTGTCGGGGCAACGACGCCACCGGAACCGTTGGCGGCAGCACCAAGCACCGTAGCAACGTTCGTCCCAAGCCCGGTAACGGCCGCGATGCCCGGCGTGCATGTCACCACGGCAGCGGCCGTAATCAAACCTTTGGCGTTCGTTGTGAAACTCACGCATTGCGTCGCGGAGCCAAAAGAACCGACATTGCTGTTCACAATTGCAAGCGTGAGTACAAACCCACCCAAACTGCTTGTCACGTCACCCGTGAACGCAGGAAGAATATTCATCGCCGCACCCGCGCGCGTGTTCGCCGCGGTGCCGCCCTTAGCAATTGACAGCGGCGACGTGCCGGGGTTAACCTGCGCTGTTGCCGGCGCGATGAACGCCAACAATGCAACGGCGATATAACAAAGCTTTTTCACTAGTAGGCTCCCGAACCGTCCGGTAGTGGCGTGAGTGTGATACTTCCGCCGTTGCTGTCGATGGGGTACTGATAATTCAACGTGCCCATTTGCGTCTGGCCCGCTTTAGGTACAATGGTGATGTTGTTCGCCAAAGCACCCAATCCGCTGTCAACAACGGTTAGCTTCTTTGTGCGCGCACTCCAGTCAACGTTTACCGTGAACGGTGCGCCTACACCTGACTTAATCAAAATCACGTCATCGGCTGGCTGTGCAGCGTATGCACCGGTTCCGAGTGCATTTATCGTAACATAGTTCAGCGTCGCCGAGCCGCTGGAACTTATGACTTGGTTCCACAATGCGGGCGTGGCTGGCGCGTATGCTGTGCCGTTCCACAAAAACAAAACACCTTCGGCGGTCCATGAGGGAATATTTGGTTTAAACCACGCCGTAATTGCTTGATTAACAGTCGGCGCAGTTTGGCTCACAACCAAAGTAATCAAACCGGCGCGCGCAAGCGCAGCAACAACCCAATCGAGCCCGGGGACACTGGTTACGCGTTCGCCGTTCGCCGTATTCCGCAACAGCGCGAGAAGATCGGTTGACGGCGTATACGTCACTCAACTACCTTCCTGCCCACGAACCCGTACGTTCGAACACGCCGGAAAAGCCAGTCGTTCCCGCGATGGCCCAATGATACTGCCCCGCCGCCAAGTGGTACTCGGTCATGCCATTGGCCACAATCGCGGCGCCGATGTTGATATACTCGGCGCCTAGTACGGGGTCCGCGACCATGCGCTGAAGCTGCGCCGTACCCCAAGCCGTCGCCGTCGCTGTGAACGTGTACACACCGGCTTTGCACGGAAAGTCGATAACCGGAATGACGTTGTTCGACCATTGCTGATAGTCGCGCGGAACGGAAACGATGGGGTTCATAGCCACGGCGGCAGCTCCTTGCTACATCGATTTCCAAGCAGCACCGTTGCACACGACAAGCACGGCAACGTTGCTGCCGCCGGTCAGCGCACCGTTGTACGTCGGCGTCGTTGCATCGGTGACGCCAAGAATGATGCCGATGTTGAAGCTATCGCAAATCGGAAGCTGCGCAGTCGTCATGAAGGGCACCTTGACCGCGCCGCTGTACGGAACGTGAATGGTTGGCATGCCCTGCTTAGAAGTCTGCGCCGCAACCGCGATCGGAGCGGAGAAAGCAAGCGACATCGCGAGCGCGCAAGCGAAATATTTACGCATGGAAGCAGTCCTCCGGTTGAAAGTAAAACCGGGAGCCGAAGCCCCCGGCCGCTAAGCGCTGCTAGTGCGCGCCGATCGGGAAGGGCAGCACGGTAAGGCCGGGACCGTTCTGCGCCAAAAGACAGACCCGTGCCTGCGTGTACAGCGGCAAGTCACCGCCGCCGGCAGCCGGCAATCCGACATTTGGTACCGGGGGCAGGCCGGACAGCGCTGCGAAGGTCGGGCAGGCCATTCCCCATGCAAGCGGGGTGGACGCCGCAACCGTCATCGCCGCGGAGAGCGTGATGGTGGTGGTGCCGTTGAACGCTGCCACGGTGGTGCCCGACGTGATGCCGGCGCCGGAAATTTCGCAACCTACACATGGCGGGTCCGCAGCGGCGGTCGCCGTGAGCGTCAACGTGGTGGACGAACCCGACGTGGAGCCGACGCCGGCACCCTGCGCAGTGAACAACCACCCGTTGCCTTGCAGCACCTTCAGTTCCATGGGGCCGTTGCCCATGTCCAGAACGCTGTTGATGATGACGTTGTTTGGGAGCGCGGTGATGGTCTGGGCCAAAGCGCCACCGGTCGGCAGCATCAAAGCAACGACGGCCGCAACCGCGATCGCTGCGCCCTTCAGCTTGGAAAGAAATTCCTTCATTGTCCTGTATCCTCGTTTCAACGTTACGGTTGACGGGCTGTTAGTCGGCGACGAACGCGCCGTTGGCGAATGCGTGGCGGCTTTTGTTGAAAGTCACCTTGGCAACGAAACCCGGCGAAGTTGGGTCGTTGCCGATCTGCTCGCCCGAACCCAAGATGCGCAGGGGCAGCGTAGCCGTGGTCGCGATGGTGGCAGGGTCCAGCGACAGGCCCGAAATACCGAAGCGCGTCGATTGAAAGCCGGCGTTGGCTTTCACGTCGATGCCATCCATGAGCTGCAAATTGAATGCAGTGCCGGGCACGGTGGGTACGGTTGCGGTAAATTCCATGGCCGGGTCCGTCTCCACCCAGAACCATGCTTCGAAACTCGCCGGCTTGTACTGGAAGCCGTTCTTGGCCATGTACAGCGTGATCGGACCGAAGCCGACGATGGCACCGACAATCAGCGACGTAGTATCGGCGGGCACCCAGCGCGTGATATTGGGCGCAATCGATTGGTTGCCTAGACCTGAGCCGCCGCCGTTGCCGATGACGGTCGTTGCCGGCGTTGCGGCCGGCGGTCCGATGTTGGCCGGATTGTCCGCACCGCCTTGGGTGCCAATCGCGCCCGATGACGAAACGGCGATATCTCCGCGGAACATCGCGTTGGTGTCCGCAGCCGGGACGTGGAAAAGCCTCACAGAAGCGTGGAAGGGGTCGCCGGCTGCGTTGATGGCAGGCAGCAAACCTGAGTAGTGGCGGAAACCGCCGCCCAAGATGGGCTGGTTAACAATTTGCACGGTATAGCCTCCTATGGGCCCGGTTGGAAATCTTCACCAAATCACCGATAACACGCCAAATTGTCATACATCAAGGGGCTTGTACTACATTTTGTAGATGTATGACACGGGGGTCTAAATGTAGCGGCTTGACATGTTCCTTGTACGGAACTATGTGTACAGCGCTGTACATACTACGTTTGTACAGAAAAATGTGTACAACACGCAAAGGAGGTTGAAATGGTGCTCGCACGCTTGCTTGTAGGAATGTTGCTAAGTTTCGGCGCCGTTGTCGTGCTGGGGCTCGTAATCTTGACGGCATCTGATATCGTCGGTTGGCAAAATGCGGTAACGGCAAAACCGCAACGCATTGTGTATATGCGCTAAAAATACTCGTGCTGCCGGCGTACGATTGTCGGCAGCACACAAATACGGAGCACTGAAATGGCGCTACCCTGGGAAGATGACGCGGGTATCCCGGCATGTTTGAAACGGGACGCGAATAACCGCGCGCCATGGATGAATGCGGACTTTAAGCCGCACAAACATTATTCAGCTAGTCCCGCAGCAAATCCTCCAGCGAACCCGCCGAACTGGGTTCCGCCTTGGGCAGCCAGCTCTCCGCTTCCCGACGCATAGCGGCCCGTACGATACCCGTCACGCTGCTGTCTCGCGCGCGTTCGAACAACAAAATCTCGCCTTCGGCCATCGCCTTGTCAACTTCCGGGTCTTCCTTCAAAGTTTCCGGACGAAGTCCGGCCGCACGGGCCACAAGCTCCAGCGGTACTCCGAATTTGAGCCGTTCGAGCATGCGCTCCCGTGGCGTCAACTCTTTGAGCGTTGGCGGTGGTTGATTGAGCCACGGAAATAACGACACGTTTAAACGTTCTACCTCTTAAGTACGGCGCGATTGATCTTCGTGTCATATTCGTAATGCTCCGCTGGCTTGCCGCTCGCCTTCGAAGCGCGGTCAATCGCCCTGCCGGCGGCTCCCATCTGATCGCGCCGCGCACCTTCGGCCGTGAGCTGTTCGGAGTTGGTGTGTACGTGTCCGCGGTCACGTAAAATTGATAACGCCATGTCTCGCGCTGTGTGGCTCGGCGTGCCGCTGTCTTTCAACTGCTCCGCTAGCCGATCAATTAGCGGCAAATGCATGTGCTGTTCGTTGCGTGCCATTATTGCGCTCCAATTTCCTACGTGCGTAACGCCTCTTTTGGTATCTGCGTTGCCGCTTGCGCTCGCGTTCCTGCACCGCCGCGCGCTCCGCTTCGGTTCGCGCTGTCTTGGCCCCTTTTGGTCGTGCCACTATTGCGCCCCCTGTATGGCTCCGCGCTGCGCCGCTCCTTGGGCGAGGCTCGGAAAACCATTCTTCACTTCGTTGGCCAAGAAGTCTTTGAACATCACTGCTTTGCCCAGAACGCGCGCGTTCATGTAGCCTTGCGCAATCTTGTACAGACGATACCCGCCGATCGCAGCACTTACCGCACCCAACGTCGGGATGCCGCTGGCGTTGGTCGCAGCTTCGCCGGCAATGATGGGCGTCATCAACGCCGCTTCCGACTTCCAATCGCCTTTCGCGCCGGCCTTCATTGCGTTGAACGCACGCATTGCCGATGGATCGCCCTTCGCAAATTCGGTGAAATTCTTTTCCAGTTCGCGCGCTTCCGGCGTGTTACCTGCCGCGAGCGTAGCTCGCATCTTCTCGTAATTCATGCCATTGGTGGCATTCATCACCTTGGCGTAACGCTGGTCAAGATTTTCCAGATTGCTGATAATCGCTTTGCCGCGATCAGCGCCGAACACGTATTCGGCCGCCGCCTTTTGTTGGTTCCGTACGCCTTGGAATAGGTTGTTCATTGCCGTGGCGCTGGTTTTGTCTCCCGCGTTCAAGAAGTCCATTCGCTGCCTAATCAGCTCCGAACCGGCATCTTGCAATTGTTGCCATTTCTGGCCCCAATTCTGAGCCGGCGCCTTTATCAGCATTTCGGCATGCTCGGCTTGCGGCCGAAATTGTTCGGGAACGCTGCCGGTCATGTTGTCAGCCGTACGGAGCTGCGCAACCGGACCGTCCGGTACGGGTTGGTTCGGCTTCGGCGCCCCGACGCCGGTATCGTTCACTTGCTGGCGCAGTTCATTGTAACCAGCCGATACGTTGCTGCGTTCCGAGTTGGCCCGGCGCATTGTGAACGCCTCGCCAGATGAAACGCCTTGCTTGGCTTGATCGTACGCGTACACCATATCTTCAGGGCTTTGCCCGTGCGCCTTGATAAATTCGCTTGCGGTTTCTTCCTGCGCCTTCGCCGCGTCGTACTTCGGATTGGGCGAGCTGGCGCCCGCGGCCCCGGCAATCTTCGGTTCCTCCGTTTCCAGCGTCTTGCGCGCTTCGGACAGCTTACCAGCCATTTCCGACATTTGTACTTGCGCGTCTGGCTTGTAATTCGACAACACGCGGTGCGCGGCTGGACCCAGCGCAGAAATGAAGCGCCCCAGCATTTCGCCGCCGAGCGCGTAGCTCCCGCCTTCCACCGCACTGTCGATTACGTCCGCCGTACTGCCGCCTTGCGCCGCGGTCGCGCCGGCATCAACTGCCGCAGCGCCGCCAACACGAGCCGCAGCGCCAAGCAACGGCCTTGCTTCCGGCGCGATACCCAGGACGCCACCAAGCGCGGCTTGCTTCGCGATCTTCACCGGGTCTTGGCTTTCGCCGCGCATCCAACTTTGAAATGCCTGACCGGCACCACCGCCAGCAGCGCCACCCGCCACTGAGCCCGCGGGGCCGCCAACCGCACCGGCAATGCTGCCCACAGTGCTGCCGATCGCGGGCGCGTTGCTCACGACGGGTCCGGCCGCGCGCTCTGCCGGCGTCGCCACGCGGTCACCTTGGGGCGTTGTTGCGCCGTTCCACGGTGCCGCGCCAACGTCGGGCAGCGATGCGATGTCAACCGGCTTCGCTGCACTTGTGCCTTTGCCCATTTCCGCGGCGTACCGCTGCATCGCTACCGCAACCGTTGGCCTGCCCTTGTAGAACATCGGATTGTTGTTCGCAGCGGTGTCGCCGACAACCATACGGGCGTCGGCATTCGGGTCCGCATGCAACAACTTCGCAGCACCGTTCGCGCCCAGGTTATGCGCGACGTACAGATTGACATCGTTCACGGGCAGGTTGTTTTGCTGCAACTTTCCGGCATTCTTCGCCGTCAACGTTTCGGCGGCCTGCGTCTGCTGTGCCGGCGTTGCGTCTTTGGCGCGCATCGCGGTCACGCCGGCAGGACGGTTTTCCAACCACGTTGCATCCGTCATTTGGAACGCGCCGCTCGCGCTGGTCTTTGGCGTGCCCGCGGTCCACGGCGTTTTTTCGTTGCCGCTTTCGATGCGCTGCATCGCCGGGAAGTAACCGGGCGTCCCACCTGGGGGCACGCGAGGCGCGACCGGTTGGCCGGCAATTGTGATGGGCGTCGGCGCAGGACCACCACCGGGGCCCCCGCCGCCACCACCGGGACCGCCACCACCGGGACCACTGGGCTGGCCGCCTCCCGCTGCGCCCGGCAATGGCTGCGGTGCCCCGCCTTGACCCTGTACGGGCGGCGGCACTTCCGGTACGGAGCCCGGCGGGTGGTCCGGATGCGTTACCAGCACGGGCGGCGGGTTGTCGAGAAAGATACCGCCATCGCCGCCGCCGACCGCACGCGAGCGCGCGGTGAAGCGGGCAATCGTGCTTTGCCGACCGGCTTCGATGGCGTCTTGGACGCCCTTCACTTCGTCTTTGCCCAGCCCCAGCGCCGACGCATCAAGACCCAGCTCTCCGGCGCGCTGCGCAATCGGCGCCAGCCGGTCGCTCATGGCCTTGTCGTTGTAGCCTTTCAATCCGTCCATAACCGAGCGCATTTGCTCTTGTGTCATCTGCGACAGGTACGGCTTGACCTGATCGCCCGTCAACGTATTGACGCCGCCGGCATAGTTCGAAATGATCTTGTCCAGAACGGCTTGTACGGCGCCGCGCTTGCTGGTTTCGATATTGAGCAAACCGCTTGTCGCGCCGCCCGAACCGCCGCGCAACATGCTGGCGAGCCCTTCGGCAATGCCTTGCTGTACGTTGGGGTTGGTGTTCAAATATGTACGGTTGCCTTTTTCATCCACGGCGCCGGATGCCGGGATTGCGTTGCCCTTCGCGTCCACCGTCGCAATCGAATAGAGGCGGTTAAAATTGCGGTCTTTTTCCAAGTCGGTCTTTGGCACCGCTGCGGCAGTTTCTTCGCCAAACTGCTTGCGCTGATCCGCGTTGGCGTAATTGAACTTGGTCCCCAGGTCGCGAATGTCGCCTTGACCGTTCACGGTGTACACGCGCTTGCCGTTGATCCGCGACCACGTACCGTTGTTGATCGCCTGCCCGCTTTCGGTGGTCAACCGGCCGGCGTACGTCTTCTGTTCGTCCGCGGACATCGGCGTACCGTTGCCACGTTCGTCAATCTTCGCTTTGAGATTTTCCATTCCGACGCGCGCTTGCCGAAGCTGTTCGCCTTCCGCCGGCTTGCTGGCGTTGAACGCATCATAGCTTTCCGGCAGCTTCAGGCCCAGCGCTTCCAAATCGGTCAAGGTGCCGTCTTTGCGAAGCTGATTGAGCTTCGCGGTGTACTGGCCCTGATTTGGTACGGATGACAGACTGTCGAAAGCGAGCTGCGCATTGTTCAAATGCGTAGATGCGGCCTCGTGTACCTGATCTTGAATGGACGCGGCGCGCTGCGGATCGATTGCTGAAAGACCCTTGAACGTCTTCAGATCGCCTTGCAGCGACTTGTTCACCGCAACCGAAACCCTGTCGTCGTGCGTGGCTTCGTCGGGCGCGTCACCGGGGTTGAGCCCCAAGCTGGATGCTTCGGCGCGGCCCGCTGCGATATCGGCTTTCTGCTGCTTGATTTTCTGCAACTGCTCCGTAGCCGCCGGCACAAAGTCCCGGGCTTTCTGCACCGAAGCGGGGTCGAAAAGCTGAAGCATCGGATTGGTCGCGACGCTGTTCGCGCGTTGAATGCGCTGTTGCAGCGTGTCCGCAGTCTGGTCAAGCGGCGACGCGTTCGGGTCCGGGGGCGCGTAGCGCGGACCGCCCAGCATGCTGCCGAACGACGGAGACGCTTGCGGAGCCTGAGCAGGCTGCACGGGTGCCGGGGAGCCCGGCGGTATGTCCGCGCCATTGCTCCCCGGGTCTGCGCCGCCTCCGCCGATATAGTTCAACCCGCTCCCGAACGTGGTTTGGGCGCTGTCACCGCCGAACGTGCTGGCATCGTCGCTGGCCATGGGTCAAATCTCCGTGATTTGAACCCACAATAGCACGTTCGGGGCGTGGCTATCAACTGCGATCGTATACCCGCCGATACGTGCTACGGTCGACCTCGTAATTCACGTTGCCGATATGCAGCGTGTTCAGGACGCTGCTTAGCCCCGATGATGTCCACCATTCTTGCACCACGGCCGCAGCTCCCCGGTTTCCGACTATCAAATCACCGGGCTGCGCATCCAAAGGAATACTGTTGCCGATCATTCGACCGCGCGCTTTGACCCGTACACGCGGTTTCTGGCCTTGTAATATTGCGCATCGCAGCGAGCATTCGCAACTCGGTTGACCAGCGTAGTTGAAGGGGCATAGAGCCTTGTCCATGTCAGCTCCCCAAAACGGCCATCGTGTGATGCAGTAGCTTGGCGTGCTTGCGCAGCATGCGCGGGATTTGAATGCGCCACGGCTTGCGAAGCTTCCACGCGCGGGTGTGGCAGCCCCAGCGCGCGGCCCGTACTTGGTGCATAGCCCGCCCTAAGGCGAGCCGTCGTCTGTGTGCCTGCCGGCGTTGCCGTACTGCTCGGTTCATTCGTCCTCTCCTTCACCATCTTCGATTTCTTCGCAAATCATCCGGCCGTGTGTCTTGGTGCCGCAGAACGGCGCCCCAGCAGTGTCCAGCCACTTCGCAGTCGTACGGACGACGTAGCCGCAATTTATGCACTCGCACTTCAGCAACCGCGTGCCCTGCTTCTTCTTGGTGCGGTAAGCGCGCAACGATTTGTGCGGTAGCGGCCCGGCCTTCTTCAAGATCGGCCCAATCCACTCCTTGAACAGCGCGCCTTCGGTGGTCGCTGTCATCTTGCCTTCAAGGCCCAGAGCTTCAGCAACGCGCTTGAACGGCCGCTTGTGACCGTGGTCGATGCCGACCGCGGCGTGCACGCACTCGTGAACCAAGATGCCGGCAACGCGTACGGCTTCGTCTTGATCGGGCTTGACGAAGATTTCAAAGGTCTTGTCGCCCGATGCCTTGCTGTCCCAGCACTCGCCGATAGCCTTGCCGCGGTAGCCGTTCGACGTGAAACCAACGCTCAGGCGTATCTTGGCCGGGATAGGGGCGCCCAGCTCTTTGAACTTGGGGCGGCTTTCGTCCATGACGAAGTTAAGCCATTCTTCGCGGGTTTGGAAATTGTTGGGCATGGGTCGCTCTCCAGCGGGGTTAAGATGGCCCTTTGTAGGGCACCGTTTAAACGTTGTCAAGCGTCCATGTACAGTTTTATTCGCTTGTAGGTCTTGTAGACCGCCGTCCGAGTCTTCCCGCACGGCTTTTGCAGTGTCACGTTCACGTAGCCTTCCGGCGTCATGCGATCGGTAAACGTCCGTACCACGGTTTCGAGCGTGAAAAACAGCTTGTGGCCCGGTTGCAGCTCACGCGCCCGGCGCAGTATCGCCGTCATCCTGCGCCACCTTGGACCAGTGAAACCACGCCGTGCCCTGCACGCTATAAAAAAATGTTGGCGTGATACCGGGCACCGCAAGCGCAGCATCGCCCCAACGCACCCGTACGCCCATGCTCTCGACTGCAACGACAATGCCGTTGCTGCCGGACATTTCGTTCCGTATCACGTCGTCAACCCTAAGCTTAGAAAATTCCTGTACGTCCATTATTCGAGCCCTTTTTGTTGCATCCATGCACGTACGTACGGCGTCAAAAACTCCGGTCGAAGGTTTTCGCAGTCCGGCGCGTAAAGCGTCATATCGTACGCTATTTCGTCGGGGCTCATGCCGTGACACCGCTCCCCAGGTTCGGAATGTCCGTTCGCGTAGGCATCGTCCAGCAGCGTGAACACCATCTTGTGTACGGCCGGATAGCGACGGCGGCGCAACGCGATGCTCATGAGTACGACCCAAACGCAGTTGGCACCTGCGATAATTATCAAGGCAGCCCAATACTTGCTATCCATTGCGCAGTACTTTCCAAAGAGAGTAAGCCGCTCCGACGCAACACGCGAGCGAAGCAAGGGCAAACAGTACCGCGGTGCCTTCGATAAGCAAATCCTTCAATTGCTCGTATGCGAGAAAGCCGCCGCCGAAGTCATTCATGCCGACACCGCGATAACGACCCACCGCAACCCAAGCGACGGGTACCACTTGCGCCAAAGCAGCGCTTCGGCGATGTCCTCGGTGATGGCGGTGCCGACCGCGTACATGACCTTGACGCGCTGGCCGGCGATTTCCCAGCGTTGGGCGTACGGACTGTGTTGTGTCATCACGAGGCTTCCTTCAACATCTTGAAAAATATCCGGAAGCCCCGCACCAAATCGCTTTTTCCCGCGAGGCATCTAGATTTGATCCTGCCCACCAGAATAGTATTCCGATCGCAG